TGGCGGGGGCAGGCCGCCCCATACCCCCTAAAACGCGCCGGATGCGATTTCGTGACAACCCCGCCGCTATTAGGGCGGATGTCACACCCCCCGGCTTCTGTGGTACAGTTGACTGTGGGACAGCAAGAAAGGGACCCCCGGCACGTTACTGTGGGACAGTCGTTACTGTGGGACAGTCGTTACTGTGGGACAGTTTTCCGACAAGTGTTGCTTTTCTGTGGGACAGTCGTTACTGTGGGACAGTCGTTACTGTGGGACAGTCGTTACTGTGGGACAGTCGTTACTGTGGGACAGTCGTTACTGTGGGACAGTTTTCCGACAAGTGTTGCTTTTCTGTGGGACAGTCGTTACTGTGGGACAGTCGTTACTGTGGGACAGTAAGAAGCCTGTTGACACCCACCCGGTGTTGTGGTACAGTCGGAACCATGAACAGCCCGATGGCAAAATTTCGTCTCCCGCAAGAGTTGCTCGACCACATCAAGCGCCTGTCCGCTGAGTCCGGCATCCCGGTCTCCGAGGTCATTCGCGCTTGCATCGTCCGCGCGCTCCCGTACGTCGAACAGAAAGCCAAAGAGGTAGTAAGCAGTGACGCCGTATATTCTTCGCCTTCCCAAGGTAAAAACAAAACTGTATGAACCGCCGCAGCTTCCTCACTTTTCTGGGGGTGGGCATGGCGGCAGTGGTGGTCGCCCCAGTGGCGGTCAAAGCTGTGGTTCCATCCTCGTTTGACACATCAGATTTTCACGAGTGCACATGTGGCGCGCCGAAGCCCTTAATCGGGACGGCAGAAGAGTGGTGTCCTGTGCACGGGAGTAAAGAATGTCTCGAATCCATTACAGCATCCACCAAGGAGTACGCGGACTACGAGTCCTTCTCGGACTTCCAAATATCGAGTGCGATACATGCGAGCGTGAACGAAGCCGCCGCGCAACTCGGGTATCGAGCGGGACTGTCGATTTAGAACCTGCACGTAGCTACGACGGGAACTCCATCACAGACCTCAACCGTTACCCAACGTCGATTGAAGGCTGGTCATCGTACAAGACATATTCTGGTCTCGAAGCGCCGCGCGGTTCCAACCGCTCGTTCTTTCAGTATTCGCCGCTTCCGTCTAGCATAGTTGGATACGACGGGGTCACGAACGAGTTCAACAGATATTGTTCCGAGATGGGCGTCCAGTGTACAATCACGATGAACCCTTTGAACTACCAACAGTTGATGATGTTCAAAGTCGTGGGCAAGGACGACGTGCTGATTTCCCACCAAGGCAAGTCCCGAATCATGGCACCCGGCGAGACTTGGACGTTGGAGACCACGCGTATCGACGCGTTGAAAGATTTCAGAAGGGTGGACTGTCTCCCGCGCATTTCAAAGATGGTGAACGGGAATATACATTTCAAAGATGGTGAACGGGAATATAATGAGACACAACCTTTATGCGTACACAGCGCCGGGAGCAAGCTACCCGCCGTATGTTTCCGTCAATGTGGAAAGCGATGACCACACAGTAGAGGTCACTGTGCGTTCCCCGGCGAAGGCTGACGGGTCGTGTGGCGAGACCGCAACTTTGAAGTTGTCGCCCCAAGAGTTCTACGAGTTGGCGAGTCGCCTTCACGGCTTCGTTTGCACGAGCGGCGCATGAGCAAGAAGAACATCATCAGCAAGACCAAGGTTGACAACAACACCGTTCACGTTCGCTTCGAGAACCCGGACGGTCACAGAGTTTATGAGTACCGGGGTTCCGCGATGCGCGCGATTATGCGCGGCAAGGACCCGGCAGGACTCACGGGCGGAAGGCTCGTGGAGCATAAAAAGCCGTGACATCATTTAGATTTTTAACAGCATCCGAGTTATCGGAAAGAGGTTGGCAGATGGTTAAGTCAAGCGAGTCATACAAGGTTTACTTGGAGAAGTCCGAGGCTGCACCGGGCGGCGTGCACAGCACACAACCGGAAGGCCGCGCGGGACTTCCGCCAGTTTGTACGGTGACAGAGGCCAAGGAAGAGAAAGGCGTAGCTATCGAGTGCACTCGCCACCAGACTGGGTTGAATCGTTATCCCATCAACGAGCACGAAGAGAAGCACAAGACCCACGGTCCAAACAACTAAGGAGCCGTCATGACCACATTCCATATTGTCGCCAGCCTCGCGCTGGTCGCCTTTGGCTTCGGGCTGGGGCGCATCAAGAACACCAAGGGTTTCTTCACAAAGGCGAAGGCAGACGCGGCGGCTTTAAAGGCCGCAGCAGCGAAGGCCGAGGCAGAAGCGAAGAAGCTGTAAAATAGTTCTTGACAAAGCACGGGCGCTGGTGTACCATTGTTTCAAGTTTGCACTACGGTGTCGATGGTGTAGCGGCAGCACATGAGATTGTGAATCTCATAGTATGGGTTCGACCCCCATTCTTCACCCCAAAAATAGTGCTTGACAAACGCAGAAAGTTCTGATACACTGGTTTTAGAGTCAAGAAATTATTGACTAAGAAAGAAGGACAAATGAAGATAGCCACGCTTCTTGCTGCTTTACTGATTGGTGGATTTGTTTTCGCGCAAACGCCAGCACAAGGCGACCACATAGTTCGTCCGTACGTAAAGAGAAACGGCACTATCGTTGCTCCCCACTATCAGACGAACCCAAACAAAACTCAGCGGGATAACTACAGCGCGACGGGCCGATACAACCCCCACACGGGACAATCAGGAACTAAACACCCGAAGCGTTAAAAGTTTCAATCAGGAATTCTGATAGTGGTAGTCTACGGGCGTCGGAAGCCTGAGGTGGTCGTTCGATTCGACCATTCCTGACCAGTTTCATGCATCAAGGCATTGAGACTATTAAAGAAGAAATTTCTAAATGTGGTGTTGTTTGTTCGAACTGTCATAGAATTCGAACATTCAATCGCACAGGAATCGGGGCGTAGGCGGGTAAATGGAAGCCCTCCGCTTTTGGAAAGCGGTGCCTACGGGCCTTGGGTGTTCGAGTTACCCCGTCCCGACCAAGTTTCAGCGGAGATAGGGTCAGTTGGTAACGACATGCCCCTGTCACGGGTAAAGTGCGGGTTCGATTCCCGCTATCTCCGCCAAGTTTCAGTTCCAATCTGGTCTAATGGTAGGACACCTCACTGTTAATGAGGAGGGTCCACGTTCGAGTCGTGGGGTTGGAGCCAATTTTTGTGGAGCCGTTAGGTTAATCCACAGACGATACCCGCAGGGGTGCTCGTTTCAGTTCAGGCCCCTCGGGGCTGTTCGTACTGACGAGCGCCTTTGAGGGAGCTAACGGTGATAACGAGGCGTCTAAAGCACGCCTACCACAAAGTAGCACACGCCGAAATAACGCGAAAGCGTCGAACATATCGGGCGGCTACTATAATGTTGTCGCGACAGTAACCGAAACGGGCGTCGTCATGAAGCGACCCGGTCTCCTCATGAGTGGTGGCGGGCTTGACCTGCAAAGGGACACAAGGTTACGGCGGGGTGAAACCCGCCCAAAGCGCCTCGGCGGGGCGCGTTGATAAATGCCGCCCGGATTTGTTTCAATCCGCTGGTGATGTAATAGCAGCCATGAATGCCTTAGAAGCATTTGGTCGAAAGACCGTGAAGGTGCAACTCCTTCTCAGCGGACCATTTTTGTACGTACATTAAGAAGGGGGAGCCGTGAACTCCCCCGACTCTTTCAGACATCTAGTTTCAGTGGTCGCGTCGGGAAAACGGGATATCCCAATGGCGTTCTAACCCATACAAAAGTAGGTTCGAATCCTACCGCGACTACCATTTTGTGGGCTGCTCGTATATCGTATAATGCACAGCGCTACGAACGCTGGGAGCGGGGTTAGACTCCCCGGTGGCCCTCCAAGTTTAATTCGCCTGCTGGTGGAATTGGCAGACACGCCGGATTCAAAACCCGGTGCCCGAGAGGGCGTTAGAGTTCGAATCTCTAGTTGGCGACCATTTTGAAATCCATTGACTACGGTCAGGTGATTATGAACAGCAACCAAAGAAAAGATGCAACGCTAGGAATGCCTCACGGCACCGCGAGTGGCAGACTTCGGAAGATGATTTTGTTCAATCTTTTGAAAAAGCACGGCGAGAATTCCTGCCATGCTTGCGGAAAGCCGATTGATTCTGTAGATGCTTTGAGTATTGAGCACAAGAAACCGTGGGAAGGGGTATCGGCTGACTTGTTTTGGGATTTAGAAAACATAGCGTTTTCGCATCTTCGATGTAATACTCCGAACCGCCCTTACAACAATGGTGGGTGGAACAAGAAACCAGCCCCAGAAGGGATGGCGTGGTGCATCGGACATCAAGTATTCGAACCAGTCGAAAACTTTTGGAAGAACGCAAGTTTTTGGAATGGTCTTGAGAAGTACTGCAAGACGACCAAGATTCGAAATAGATAAAGATTTTGCGCGTGTGGCGGAAAGGCATACGCAGGGGACTTAAAACCCCCGACCGAAAGGTATGAGGGTCCGACTCCCTCGACGCGCACCAAGTTTGAGCACTGGCGGTTCGCCGCGTACTTCAAGACGCGAAGTGCGAATCGTCGGAAAACCTACCTCTCATTGAAGACGAGATTGGATGCTCAATTAGTTTAACCCGGATGATGCCGAAGTTCACGAGGCGTTCGCCTGCAAAGCGAATTGAAGCAGGTTGGAGTCCTGTCACTGGGTCCACTCATGTCGGATACCCGCGCTTGAACAGCGAGGGAGTAAGGTCCGAATCGTTTAAACGTGCTATGGTAACGAAAACCGGGGCACACATTTTTGGTAGCGTAGACTAACGCAGGCCGCAAGGCTTGAGGAAGTTCCTGCCACATCTCAACATCGAACCGTGGAAGTTGCGGGACGCGTAAGCGTACAAGTAAGCCTTCGTACTGAGCAATCAGTCATTGGAGCGAAGTAACTCTTTTCGGGTGCAAGTTCAAATAGGACCTGAGTGCTTGTTGAGCATGACGAAGGTCGGGTTGAATGCTTAGACGAATGTTAGTCCACGACAGAAGCAGGGCTACAGCGCCACCAAATAAAAATTTTGATTGCTGGTTTAGCGGCCAGTAATCGGGTGGGCGTCCCTAGAAGACGCCCTCCCAACTCTTTCTAGGAGAGCACATGGTTTGTACCAAATGCCGGACGGATAAATCTGTTGATGATTTTTACGATAGACATAAGACTGATAGCAACGTAGGTCGTAAGAAGTCCATTTGTAAACTATGTCAACACAAACGAAACAGGGCATCAAACGCTGGCCGTCGTCGTGAACACAGAGATAGATTAGTTGTGATTAAGACAGAGCGCGGTTGTGCGGATTGTGGTTTTAGAGGATTGTGCCCCGGCGCTGCACTTTCATCACAGAAAACCAGAAGAGAAGAAGTTTGTTATCGCCCATTGTTTGCTGTATTCGTGGGAAACGATTTTAGAAGAAGTAGAAAAGTGTGACGTGGTTTGTTCTATTTGTCATACTAAACGACATCAGTGCGCTGCGATTTCGAGCGGCAGAATACCTCCCTCTTAAGGAGGCTTGGTCTCAGTTCAAGTCTGAGGCGGCGCACCAATTTTCTGAGTCGCGGACGCGAGCGGCAGCGTACTCGCCTTTTAAGCGATGGATGTCCGAGTTCGAGCCTCGGGCGACTCACCAATTTTCGAAAGAGACGTGCGCCGCGCACGAGAGCGAAATAATGCGGCGGCGGGCGAATGACGCCCTCAGTCTACCAAGACGTTACGAAGAGGTGGAATGCCTCAAAATTTTCTGTACCCGATTATCAAACTGGTCGTATGAACCTCTCCTACAAAGAGGCTGGCAGAGTTCGATTCTCTGATTGGGTACCAATTTCTGTGGGGACGCAGTTCGCGGTAGAGTGAACGCTTGCGATATCCGGTACCGGACTCGTAAGATGGCGAGGGTGAATGACCCTTGGGTTCCCAGATTTTTGTCGGTAGCATCAGTATGCAGCGCGGTTTTATAAACCGCGAAGCTCCAGATGAGAGCGCCGAGAGTGGGCAGCACACTCACCGACAACCAGTGGCCCCGTCATCTAGTGGCGAGGATGCCAGCTTCTCAAGCTGGTCACACGAGTTCGACTCTCGTCGAGGCTACCAAGTTTGAAAATGTAAGAGGAGCAGTTTTAAGATACTCTCATGGCAAACAACTATAACTCGAATCCGATTTTCATCGACAGCATAATGGCTGCAACCGCGAAGAATAGCGGCGCGACAACGACCAACCCGTTTCGTATTAAAGAAATTGTGTGGAGTACACCCGGAAGCACCGCAGCAGATTCCGCCGTAATTCAAGACGGCTTGGGTAATGAAATTTTCGAACAACAATCAGGTCGAGCAGCACCTGAACTGTTTAATCCGCCAATGGTTATAAATGACTTCAAAGTAACAACTTTGGCAGATGGGCACATTCTGATTTATTTGGTGTAAAGCGCACCGTTATCCGCGCTCTTAGTTTTTCAGTGCCGTTATCTGCTATGGGTAGGCAACGAGGCTTTCAACTTCGTAGACAGGGTTCGAGTCCCTGTAGCGGTACCAATTTTCGAAACGCGCCCATTCGTAGAGTGGGCTATCCCGGTCACTGCCGGGCGCTACGACGATAGCGTGAGTCGGTCAATACGACATCGCAAAGTTTCAGTGGGGTGCGAGTAGGACGGGAATACGGTTGCCTTGCCCGCATCAAGACGGGGTTCGACTCCCCGGCGCTCCACCAAATTATAGGAGAGTGATATGACAGTTATACATTAGGTAACTCGGGAGGGTTATTTATGTCTAAGTCATATCGCAAGCCTTGGGGTACGTATGTTGCTGTAAAGAGCAGCGCACATGCCGATAAGACGTTCGCCGCTCGCGCAATGCGTAGAGCGCAGAATCAGTCCTTGAGAGAAGCAATTCGTGACGACGACTGGGAAGGCTGGTTGATTCCCGAACGCTACGAGTGCAGAGACAACGATGTGTGGGGTTGGGGCCGAGACGGCAAGCAGCGTCCGATGTACCCGAGCAATCAGTATAACAACCCATACGCATACGTATCCAGTCCGACGTGGATGGATGAAGAACAAATCTTCGCACGCTGGGAAGAACGCAAGAGCCACAACGATGATTTTATGGCCGATGCTTCTCGTAAATAGTTTTCTGTTCCTCGCTCGTCCAATGGCAGGACGCATGCTTGATAGGCGTGTTATCGTGGTTCGAGTCCACGGTGAGGAACCAAGTTCGAACAGACACGGGACCCGCTGTACACGGGTTGTCTGCTTCGGTGAGGAACTCCTGATAGGGCACCGATAAATTTTCTGTTGCGGGGTAGAGTTCTGGTGAACTCCGGTGTCTCATAAGCACACGCAGGCTGGGTTCGATTCCCGCTTCCGCAACCAATTTTCTGAGCGGGTGTGGTGTAATGGCAGCACCTCATCCTTCCAAGTTGAGTGTACGGGTCCGAGTCCCGTCGCCCGCTCCAAGTTTTGAGCCTTGATGGTCTAGTGGTAGAACAGTTCCTTGGTAAGGAACAGGTCGTGGTTCGATTCCACGTCATGGCTCCAAGTTTTGAGCACGGTTAGTTTAGTGGCAGAACTGCCGCCTTGTAAGCGGTTGGCGTGTGTTCGATTCACACCCTGTGCTCCAAGTTCTGAGCGATGTTGGTGTAGTGGCAGCACGAGACCTTGCCAAGGTCTAGGTATCGTTTCGATTACGATACGTCGCTCCAATTTTAAGAGGGACTATGACCGACAACATGAGTGGCTCATCTCAGTTCGCTTTGTTTGCTTTAATCGGCGTCGGAGTTTTGGCCTGCTTAGGCGATGCGTACACAACTTTAAAGGGCTTCGATGTCGGTTTGGTAGAAGGCAATCCTGTTGCTCGTTGGCTTCAAAAGAAATTGGGATTTTCCTTATCGGCTTTTGTTGCAACTGGATTTTTTCTTGTATCCACTTCGATAATTTCCGTAGTTAGTCCGACTGCCGCGTTTGCAATAGCAGGTGGAGTCATTGCTCTGGAGACGTTCAATACAGTTCGAAACTACTTGTTGTTCAAAAAGTACAGTAAGAAAAAGTAAAGATTGTCAATCCACCAGTTTTGAGCACGGTTAGTCCAGTGGCAAGACGCTCCCCTCGTAAGGCAGAAGCGTTGGTTCGATTCCAGCACTGTGCTCCAGTTTCTACTCGCCTTTAGCTCAGTGGTAGAGCGTCCGGCTGTTAACCGGGTGATGTTGGTTCGATTCCAGCAGGGTGAGCCAAGTTTCTGTTGTGACGCCGAACGGCAAGGCGCATCTAACATGAGGTAGATTCGAAGGCGGCTTAGTCCGTACGTGCTGACTTAGACAGCATTCGTCCATCGAGTCTACGTGTGGGTTCGAATCCCATCAACTGAAAGTTTCAGCGAGTCGAAAGTGTTAGTGGCAGCATGTCGGTCTCCAAAACCGTACGGTGGGGGTTCAAGTCCCTCTCTTCTCGCCAATTTTTGTACGTACAATTAGAAAGAGGGGAGCCGCGAACTCCCCTCAATCCTTTCGCGGGGGATTTATGAAGTGCGAATATCACGTTTGTAATAAAGAAGCAGGCACAAAAAGATATTGTTCTCGACCATGTAATACAAAACACCGTATTCACAAGGCAAGAAAAATTCAAAAACAGAAAGCCGTTGAATATCTCGGCGGTAAGTGCTCTCAGTGTGGATACAGCCGATGCATCGAGGCACTTCATTTTCACCACTTGAGAGACAAACTTTTTGAAATCGGTAAGATGATTGGCTATCGTCAGGCGTGGTTAAAAATTCAAGCAGAACTAGATAAGTGTGTTTTACTTTGCGCCAACTGCCATCATGAGTTTCATTACGGAGGGTTGACAGAACCCGGCATTGTGTCCGCTTGCTAAGCGGCAGCCACCCGAGAGGGTGTGTAGGTTCAAATCCTACACCTTCCGCCAATTTTACGGATGATTGGGCTTCATGGGGAGCAGCAGTCTTGAAAACTGTCCCGACTGAAAGGTCGAGAGGGTTCGATTCCTTCATCATCCGCCATTTATGGAAGACAGTGCGAATGGCTCGCAACGGGTTTCGAACACCCGACCAGCCGCAAGGCTGACAGCTCAATTCTGTTCTCTTCCCCCATCCCGTGCTAGTGTTAGCGGTAGCACCCCGGCTTGAAACCCCGGTAGGTAAGGTTCGAATCCTTAGAGCGGGACCAAGTTTCTGTGCCTCGGTAGCTCAGAGCGATAAGAGCAATCGGTTTTTAACCGATAGGTCGTCCGCGCTGCGTCGGATTCGAGGCTTCCAATTTTCTGTTGAGATGTCGTTTAATGGTAGGACAAGCGGCTTTGACCCGCTGAATAAAGGTTCGAATCCTTTCGCCTCAACCAATCTCGCGTCGTCGGTCAGGTACTTTGAGAGCGCGGCTAGACGCAATCTCGGAGGAAAAGGACCCCATCGCCCTAGTGGGGACGGCGTTTATTTCTGTTCGGATGTCTTTCAACGGTAGGAAGCGCGGCTCTGAACCGCGTAATGCACGTTCGAGTCGTGCCGCCCGAACCAATCTTAAAAGAGCCTCACCTTCCCGGTGGGGCTTTTGTGTTTCAGGAGACTTATGGCCCCAACAGGCACCGCTGTTTATCAGCAAGCATCGACGCAGCAAGGCAGCACTCTCGCGACTGCATACACCAACCCCAGTAACCTCGACTTGTTGCAAATCGTTTCGAAGAAGGGTGGCGCGGTTCTACTGAACGTGGACCATGCCGGGGCAGTTCACAAGCCAGCCTCGGGAGCGACAGGCGATACTATCATCGGTGATTTTGCCACGAACTTTCAATCAAGTGACAACGCAACGGTTGCCCAACTGTTCGCGGACACATTCTCGAATCCCTCCAAGCAGGATATCATCCAAGCCATCAACATTGGTGGAAACGTTCACTACTACCTTGACTTTCAAGGAGTGGCGCACGGTTCTTAATCCCCTGCGCTGAACTTCCATGTGGCAGAGAACCTGTCCACGTTGTGGTAAGCAGATTTTCAAACGCGACCCTTGGGTCGTAATCGTGTGTTTGTGTGGGTGGATATGGCACGCATGACAAAGAAACAGTTGGAAGAGAAAATTGCACAGCTTGAGCAGCGCATTATCGAACTGCAAAGTCAGATGCTTGCTCTTTTTCTTCGTCAGCCAATCGCGCCCCAAGCGCTGCCTACGTTTCAGCCGCCTGTGGTGATTCCGTCGCCGGTGATGCCATATCTTCCGCACATCGGAGACTGGCCGGGTCATTCAACAACGATTTGTACTTCATCAAATTTGTCGAGTTGCCTCGAAAGAACGCAGCGCGATTGACGGCAATCCGCACCTTCGGGCAGCGGCAAGCTGTAAGCAGGAAAGCGGTTGGCGCTCAACGCCGTCCGCACTTCCTTCTCTGGGCCGGGGTCACAACTCGGTAGAGAGGGATAAGGAAAACAATCATGTCAGTTATCGCAGACTTTCAAGTAAGTCCGTTGTTCCCGTCAATTGTCGGCGGCACAGGCACCACCGCGAAGTATTTCCCGCGCGCGCTTGGCGCATCCATCGGCGTACAGAGCGTAGCTCCGTCGTCAACGAACGCCGCAGGCCAGTTGAGCGTTCCGGGCAACTCAATTTTGAACGGCCAGCTTTTTGAAGTTCTCGTTGGCGCATCGTTCGGAAACGATTCGGGCGACCCATCGGGCACCGTGAAGTTGGAACTGGTTGCCAACACGGGCACGTTGACGACCCCGTCGTATACCGTGCTTGCATCGACCACCGCACAGGTTCCGTCAACACAGCCTGTTGACGCAGCCTTCAAGGTGACCTTGTTCGGTACCAGCGCATCAGGCATTGTGCAGGGTTCGTACCTAGCATTGATGAACGGCGCAATCAACAATACCACTCCGAAGGCGTTGGACAACAACCTTTCGGGCATCAAGTTCTCGAACGGCGTGCCGTTCGGATTGGTGGTTCGCGCAACGTTCGGAACGTCGGACGCGACGAACACCGCTTCGTTGTACCAGTTCCAGATTGCCGCAGCGTAAAACTTAGGGGCGGGCTTCGGCTCGCCTCACTTTTCCTGTCGCAGGTGCGCCCCTAAATACGGCGACCTCGCAGCGTGTGAAATCCACGGCGCGTCGAGTCATAGCCCCGACACCCTTTAAGGACACTATGTTTGACCCAGCACAACTGACACTGGGACAGGTGTCTTCGGCCCTCAGAGACTTTGCTATCGTAGGATTCCTTGTCGGCGGCGCGTGGAAAGCACGCGGCCTGTTTGAGAGCGGCAAGAAATTCTTTGAGCGTTTGACGACATTCATGACTGTGGTTCAAGAAGATAGCGCATTTATCCGAGAGGGTATGCGAACGCTTTTGACCAATCACCTGACCCATATGGAAGCAGACTTGAGAAATATGTCCCAGCGACAGGTTCGCGCGACGGAGTACGAGCGCGCAGCTTATTTGACCGAGGACGAGACGGAGAAGTAAATGCCGTTCGAGAGCAAAGCCCAACAAGGCTACCTTCACGCGCACCCGGAAAAACTAGGTGCGGCAAAACTGGCTGAGTTTGACGCGGCTACGAAGGGGATGCACCACCTCCCAGAGCACGTAAAGGACGGGAAGCCGTCTTATAAGCAAGTGCGCGCGACAAGAAAAGAGGTCAATAAGTAAGGGGATAACGTGGCAGATAAACTAGTACAAATTGAGCCAGCCTCTGGCGTACAGAGATGGGCGCTTGCGTTCGTTGGCGGCAAAGACACTGGCGACCAGCCGAAGTCTTGCTTCAATTGCCCGTTCCTTTACATTCACCAAAAACGCTGTCAGATTCACGGACCTGATATTGTCATTGACCGCGTTACAAAAGACGGAAATGTTTATACGCCCGTTTGTATCTACCAACGCGGCGGAACACCGCTCTCGGTTGGGGATAACGAAGTTGTTTACAACGTGAACACGCTTGGTGATAAAGCGGCGGACCAAACAGGATTAGAGTGGGCTAAAAGCCCCGCCGGGACAAATTGCGGTGGGTTCAAGCAGGGCGCGTCTTGCAAACACTTCGTAGTTACGGATGATAAAGGCGTTGACGGTAATTGCGCTCTTATGTCCAAAGAACAAGATGAGACCAGCGATTCCATGTCTGAGCACAAAGGACAAAGCGTTGACTGGGACGATTGCTGCGATGGTCACGAAGGCGAAAACATATCTTGGCGAGAAGCACAGAAGTTAATGCCAACCGAGTCTAAGAAGTTTAAGTTAGAAGATTCTAGTTTCGGGGCACAGAAGAGTCAACCAAAAACCGAAGATTCTGAGTACGCCCGCGCAAGAGAAATCCGTAAACAGAAGCAGAATTTGAATTATTAGTTAAAATTCCTCGGGAAAAGACGTTTTTCAACGAATTAGGAGATATTTTTATGGAGCACAAAAATAGGGCGCATCACGGTTTTTCTCACTCCCATTTTGAACACCACGCTGACGGCAGTATCACAGTCCACCACGCTCATCACGACGGCCCTCATAAGGATGTCAAACATGCGGCTGCGGACCTCGACGAAGCTCATGATTCTATGCAGGATAATCTCGGCACACCAAATTCCGGCGAAGGTCATGATATGAATAACGTGGCGATGGCACCGGGCGCAGCAGCACCGGGAACGGCGGCAGCACCCACCGGGGCTTAATATGGCAAAGCATAACGTCTCTCTTTACAGAGCAATGCATGGATTGCGTCGTGGCGGCCTGCACCGCGCGCTCCACATCCCGGAAGACCAGCCGATTCCGGCAGACCGTTTGGAAGCGGCAAAGAACTCGAAGAACTCTCACGTCAAGCACATGGCAAATTTCGCAGCGACGATGAGCGGATTTAAGCACAAGGGATAACATGAAACTCAAGCTGGACTTCCTCACCCGCGCATTCGAGAAGGTCTCACCGTGGCTGGGCAAAGCGTTCAGCGACAGTGGGACTCCCAGCAGTTCTCGGCTAATGACTATCCCGCACAGTTTAACAGCTATTTTCTGTGCCGTGTACATGACAGTGAAAACTGGCGGTCACCCGGACGGGATGGCGTTGACAGCACTGGGCGGATTCGCGACAGTTCATTATGCAATCAACCGCGCGACCACTGCTTGGAGCAAGGATAATACTCCGAAGCTAGACGCCTCGGCAGAGCCATCAAAAGTTTAGTAACCCGGAGCAGGGGGTCCCGCGAGGGAGCCGGGCTGGACGGTAATGCTCTGCAAAGAGCCGTTCACGAGAAAGCACGATGAAGACTCTTCGCGGCCTGCTACTTGGCGTATGTTTGGTACTTTCCGTTCACCCAACACAGGCGGCAAATAAGAAGCACGAGAAAGCACTGAATTCGACGTTCGTTCTTTACGGGCGCTCTGTCGGACAACACGTAGACCACCACGCATTATGCACGGCTTTCGTTTACAAGAAAGCGTCAGACGGATACTTTCTTCTAACAGCGGGGCATTGCTTTACAGCGGGAGCGCCTGCGGATGCGACCTACCTAGTTGCAGAAGGGCAGGTGAAAGATAATCCAACTCTTCAACCTGTTGAAGTTTTGAATCACGTTGACCGGGCGGATATGGATGTGGCTGAACTTCATTTGAAGACCACGAAGAAATACGAAATTCTTGAATTGGATAAAAACCCGGCCAAGATAGACGACAAAGTTTTTTATGTGGGTTACCCGGAAATCGTAGCACAGGCTGTTTATACTGGTCGCGTCTCCAGCAACATCATCGAGAGCGTCGGCCCGGACCCGAACGAACCTTGCGACCTTTGTAAGGGGCGTTTCATGATTCAAACGGGCGGCGGTGGAGGGGCAAGCGGCTCCCCTATCATCAGCGAACACACCGGTAAAGTTGTAGGAATTTTAGAAGGACACCTTTTTGAGAATGGCGTGGTTGTGGTTCCGGCTCCGGCTATTGAAGTTTATTACGAGAAAGAGGGCCACTCAAAAAACGCACAAAGCGGGGAGAAAATCGAATGATTTTGCTTCTAATAAGTCTGCCACTTGTTGCTGTTATCGGCTTCTTGTTCGGGCTTGGTTTTCAACTCGCAAAGAAAGTTTTGAAGGCATAAGCCAATCGAGGAGTTAGCATGGGCACAACAGCGAGCGTTATCGCCAGCGCGAAGAAGGCGTTGAACGACGCCGATAACTTCGGCCAGCGCGAGACAGGAAACAGAAAAGCTGGCGGCTTGCCGAGCTACAAGCAGGCAAGAGCGGCACGCCCCACGGCATCCACAGCATCAACGGCAGCCGCACCGCCGAGCACCGACAACCGCGAGTTCGCGGGAGTCCGTGCGAACCAGTCCAACGAACTTAATGCCGCTCTCGCAAGTCGAGAGCAGGCTCGGAAGGCACTGGAATAAATAATATCCGAGAGGCATCCAATGGGTTTGACAGCAGCGCAGAGAAAGGCAAACCAGAGAGCACGCGAAAAGGGCATACCCGAGCCGTTCGGCGTGGAGTACGTCAGCAAAGTTGTGCAAGCGAAAGAATCTGCCGCTGAAAAGGAAAGCAGCGTGCGTCGTTTGCTCGACGAGGTTGCGGCACAGGATGCGATAGGAAAGAGATTCAAGAGCGAAGCGCGCAGTCTGACACGTCTTGTACGTATCTTCTACGGGCAACCGGAGAGTGGAGACGTAGACGGTGCAGAGGCCAGCGAGAGCACGCCAAAGAAGACCAAAGGTCCGAAGCGCGTCAACCCTTCCGAGACCCGGGTTCGTATTCAGAATACCCAAGCTGACCCTCTTGAACGAGGCAAAGGCCGTCGTCGTTCTCTCGAAGGCACAGAGTACGAGACGGACGACATCGTCGGATTCTGGCGCTGGCTTGAGTTGCGTGACCGTGCGCGTAAAGACTTGTTCTGGCTGGGCCGCGTGCTCGGCAAGGGCTTGTACCGCTCCGTTCACCAAATTATCTGCGACCAGTTCGTTCCAAAGAATTTTGGGGGCGCGTGGTTGAACTCGGACGGCGCGGAAGATACGACTCGTCCAACGATTGAGCCGTACTACTTCGAGGGCTACACACTCGACGACTTCCACGATGCAATCGACGACCACCACCAGTGGCGCGACCACGAAATGATGTTACTTGACTCTCGTGGATTTTACAAGAGCACCATCGACGGAGTTGACGCGGTGCAGTGGTTGTTGAACTGCCCGGACATTCGCATCCTCATCTTGACGGGTGAGTACAAGCTGGCCGTCAAGTTCCAAAGCGAAATCAAAAAGTATTTTCACCTTGCAGAAGGACAGGAACCGGGAGCGATTCACTTGTTGTTTCCCGAGTACGTTCTGTACGGCAAGGAAGGTACCTCGGACAGTCCGTTAGAATGTCCGGCCCGCATGTTGAACCAAGGCGAACCCTCGCTGTGGGTTAACTCGATTGTCGCGAACCTTTCTGGTTGGCACTGCGACATCAAAAAGGGCGACGATATTGTTACCGACGAGAACTCAAATAGCGACGACTCTCGCGAGAAGTTGAAAGAGAAGTACGACGGTACCGACGACCTTTTGGACCCGCACGGGTTCATGGACCACATCGGCACCCGCTACTTCACTGACGACTGGTACGGTATGCGCCTGTCACCGGATAAAGAGACCGGGCAGGTTGCGCCGATTAAGTATTTCAAGCGCGGATGCTGGGTAATCAAACCAGAATACGCGAACATTAAGTTGAGCCAATTAACCGAGGATATGGTCGAATTGACCTTCCCTCAGCGTTGGAGCTTCAACAAACTCCGCTCACTTCTGTTGAAGAAGATGGCGGGCACTGGCAGTGACCGCGCCTTCCGCAATCAGCAGATGAACGAACCTACTGACGCGATGGAAGACAGCGGGTTCCGCATCAGCTTCGATGAAGCTACGATGCGCAAGCACATGTACCCGGGCGAGACCGCGCCGAAGCATGGCGAGACCTTCATTGTTTGGGACTGGGCGCTGTCGGACAAGAAGACATCGGATTATTCAGTGGGCGTCGTTGGCCGACTGTACAAGAGCGACACAGGACTGTGGTCGTTCTCAATCCTAGAAATAGTTTACGATAAGTGGAAGTATAGTGAACTCGCCTTTCAAATCGTGCTTCTCGCAAAGAAGTGGGGTCCAAAGGTGACGATGGTTGAGCAGTCGAACGGGTACGAAATGCTACGCGACGAAATCATCCGCGTCGGCAATAAGTACGGTTACCAGCCATATATTTACGCGAAACCGCCGTCTCGTCAGGAGAACGCAAAGCGCAACCGCATCAAGTCGCTTGAAATTCTTTTGAATGAAAACCGGCTCCACTTCGTGATGGGTCCGTGGATTGACGAGACCATCAAACAGTTTACCCAGTACACCGGGGAGAAGAAGAACAAAGGCCGTAAGGACGACATCCCGGACGCCGCTTCTTACCTCGTGTACTTCATTCCGGCAGATTCAAGACCGAGCCCAGAAGGTTCGGACCCGGAAGAAGAGAAGAGACTAGAGGAAGAACAAACCAAGCAGGCAGCCAAACAATACCACTATGGTCGCTACTTTGGTCAGCATCTTCCCACCAATAAGCAGGCCGGACCCGTCATTGAAGAGGTTGCCGCGCCGAAGCCGCAGGACCCGCGCTTACGCTTGTTTGGAAAAAACGGGGCATTTAGAATGTGAAAGTCTTCTTAACACGAGTTGCAACTTGTGTTAAGACTTAAGATTAGGGAAGTTGTGCCAGTAACACGGCTTCCTTAATCACTCTTTACTGGAGAGAATGATGTCGAAAAACCCTTTATGCAAACACGGCGATTTATATTATTGTAAACAGTGTGGTGGAAAAGGCCGCTGCCCGCATGGGCGAATTCGTTACTCTTGCAAAGACTGCAATGTTTTGGGTACGGGCGGCGAGGCTATTTGTGAACATAATAATCGCCGATACCGGTGTGTAGAGTGTAAGGTTTTAGGAGTTGGTGGAAGTTCTCTGTGTGAACACAATAAAGTTAAACGAAACTGTATTCAATGTGGCGGTGCCGGAATTTGTGAGCACGGCAGGCAGAAAAGTAATTGTAAGAAATGCAGTGGTTTTGTTCGTTTGGCAAGAACGATGCACCAATCTGCTAAAAAGAGAGCAAAGAAGAAAAGTCTCCCTTTTGAGTTGTCGGTACAAGATGTTTTAGATTTAATCGGGAGTGGAATTTGTCCTATTTTTGGTACGCCGTTCGAAACAGGATTTGGTCTTCATAAAACATCGGCATCTCTTGATAGATTTAAGCCCGAGTTGGGTTACACCAAAGAAAATTGTTCGGTTATTTCCCATTTGGCTAACGCAATGAAGCAGGGCGCAAACGCGGACGAAATTCAGCGTTTGGCGGATTGGGTGCGCTCAAAAGAAAAGACTCAATAGGAATATCAGGTGAATCGTAATGGCAGAGTTTGAACCGGAAGTAGTTGGCGCGCGTGACGAAAAAGAGGCGCAGATTGCTGCGTTGTATCAGGACCCAGCAAACGAAATCACCGCCGAGAACACGTATATCGACAGCGAGACCGGAACCATTCAGCTCAACGACGAAGCGGCTATTCGCCTCGTATTGACCGACACCGACACGGCTGACAACTTTATCAACGTCAACCAGTGGGCATCAGGCTGGACGATGGCGGACTTGTTGTACCAGTCCCCGGTATCCGGTGACGGCTCGGGAAACACAACCGACGTTGTGAGTTCTGCCGTTCCGAAGTTCATGGTATCGAATCACATCTCGTCGATTGTGCCGAAGATTATGGGCGGCATCTTCTACGAGGACCCGTGCTTCATGCTGCGTCCGTCACCGGGCACCACGCCGCAGGTCATCCAAGCGAAGACCGCCGTCTTCACTTTTCAATTGAAGGCTATGCGCTACGAAGAAGAAGTAGAGCGCGGACTGGAACAGATGGCGTTGCTTGGCACCGCAATTTGGAAGTGGGGCTATACCGAGTACGACAAGACGCTCAAGAAATACAAGCGTTACGCCGACCAGCAACAGATTACTGACGGCGGCGAGACGGTGTCGATTGACACGCCGTCGTCGGACGACTTCGAGATTGAATTCTACTCGAAGAAGGTCTCTCACCCGTGGATTAAGTTCTGCGACCTCCGCACGGTCCTTGTGGACCCGGGATGCCGCGTGGGCGACATCCGCGCAGCGAAGTGGGTTGTCTACCGCGATTACGCGACGTACGACGACCTGAATAAACTTCGCGGGCTAGAAGGCTACAACATCCCAGAAGAAGATGTTCTCAAGGCGATGTTCATGCGCCCGGTCAACCCGGGTAAGCCCGACAACATTTCGATGACCCTGCCGGAAGGCATGATGGGCTACTTGCAGCACAGTCGCCCGAGAAACATCAAGACCTCAGCAGACCCGACTCGCCAACCTCTAGAAATTCTGGAGCGTTGGGATAATGAGAAGGTCATGGTGGTCCTGATTTATAACGGTCACAACATTCTTATTCGCAACGAAGCGAATCCTTACGGGAAGATTCCGTTCTTCTCGGCAAACTGGCGCAACATCCCGGACAGCTTCTACGGTCAGGGTCTTGGCCTGCTAATCGGCAGCGAGCAAATCGTTGAGCAAGGCGTAACAAACCTCGCACTCGACCTGCTTGCCTACTGCTTGCAGCCCGTGGCTCTACGTAAGAAAGGATTCAACGCACCAACGCAGAACACACGATGGGAACAGGGCGGCATTATCGACGTTGAAGAAGACGTTGAGAAGGCGTTCAAGTTCCTACAAATGCCGACGCCTCCGCAAGAAGCGTTTGCCTTCATCCAGCAATCACAGAGCGCGGGCGCTGCCACATCAGGCGCGAACGAGCAGGTTATGCAGGGCGCAGGGCACGCGGGCATTTCGACGACAGGCATGAGAAGTGGTACTGGCGCGGCGGCTGTTATCAGCGCGAACGCCAGCCGTCTCGACGGCCCAACGGGCCGTTTCGTCCGCCAAGTGTTCGAGCCGTGGTTGCATCAGATGGACGATTTGAACAACGACCTTCTACCGACTCAAGTCATGAAGGATATTCTTGGCGAAGAGTTGGGCGGGTCGATTAAGCTGGACCACATCGAGTACAGAAACTCGTCGGTCAAGTATGAAGTTCTGGCGGGAGCCAACCTCGGTGCCAAGAAGGAAATGGCACAGGCTCTACCGTTCATCATTCAGTTGATGACCAACCCAGTCTTCGTGAAGAACGCGAACGACGCCGGATACCAGTTCGACGCAATCGCAATCTTCCAAGCGTTCGTGGACGCAGCAGGCTGGAAGTTCTCTCAGGCTTTTCTACGCAAGATGTCGGACAAAGAAGCCCAGCAGTTTCAGGCGAACAGTCCAGCAGCACTCGCGCAACAGCAGGCCAAGAACGCACAAGCCGCCGCAGACCAGAAGTTCAAGCAGGAACAGACTCTCGAAAACCAGAAGCAACTCGGCAAAGCCGGAAACGAGGCGGTACGCGCTTCTATCGAGAAGGCTACACTGCCAGCACTTATGGGTACACCACAAGTCGCTGGTTTTGGCCAAGTCACGGCTTTATAAACTAATCAGGGTGGGGCTTCGGCCCCTCTTATAAGGAAGTACCCAATGGCAGAACGTGAACTACTCGGCGCAACCCTTTCATATGAGGAGCGCATCGCTGTCGCACAGCTATCGCAGCAACCGGGCTGGCAGATTTTGGTTCGAATGATTGCCGAAGCGTGCCGCAACGCGACAGAAGCAGTCATCAGGTTGGACCCTCAGACAGAGCGTTATCAGGACAAGGTCGTGGCGCTGCAAACAACCGCACGAGCCATGAACAAGTTTAGTGCGGCGGTCCTTGATTCAGTCAAGGTTCATCAGCGCACCGCAGTAAGAGAAGCACAGCGTAAGGAAAACCCAGTGGTGGAAGGCGAAGTGCCGAACCGCTTTAAGGGATTCCGTATGCCAACGACACAATCTCCCTCCGAGGGAGCGAAGTAAGAATCAAATTCTAGGTGGACAAAATGAGTTCAATCACTCGCGAGCAGGTCTTGGCTATCAAGACATTTGCCGAAGTTGCAAAGCTGTTGAAGGAAAGTCCGGACGAGATGCGCCCGATTATGAAGGGTGAAGTTCTAGTCCACATCCAGTCGCTCATCAATGCGCGCAACGTGCAGCTTGCTGGGCAGGAGACCGAGGTTGACCGCCAACTGGCGTTGAACAACCCTCCTTCGACGGAAGAGTTGGCCGAGCAAGCCGCAGCCGTGGCAGCAGAGTCTGCCGCTGTTGTGCCGCCTGTCGTCGAGGCGACGCCGCCAGCCACAGTTGACCACACCGAGGAAGACGCGTCGTGGAAGACCGAAGGCGTGACCGTGCAGCGTGATGCGCAAGGCAAGATTGTTCGCATGGTCCAAGAGTATCAGGTTCGTGATGATGACGACTCTCCGATTGGTCGTCCGACGCACCTTGAGGCCCGTACGCCGTACGAGTTGCTCTCGAAGCAGCGCGTGGCTCACGAGAACGCGACCCGTGCGTTCCACCGCTTGAAGAAGCAGAAGTTGACCTTTAAGCAGACCGAAGAAAATCGTTTGCTGACTCCCGCCGAGATTAGTGCGGCAGCAACCAAGGCACTCGAAGGCAAAGACGCCGCCGAGGCCGAGAAGATTGTACGCAGCGTGCTTGAGAACGACTTCAAGCAGAAGGAAACCGCGCTGCTAAATGAACGCGAATACGCGGAAGGACAGAAGATTGGAAACACCTTCATCCGCCGCCACTTGCACGACTTCAATGCGAACGAAGCAAACTTGAAGGCGCTTGGTGAGTATCTTCGCGAGCATAACATGGAATTTACGTTGGACAACTTGGAGGCCGCATTCATCGACCTCCGAGACCAAGGTAATAAACTCGCCGCCGTTAACGCGGCGGTAACAAGACCAGCGGAGTCGGCTAATACCCCGGCAACCGCGACTCCCGCAGCAGCGCCAACGTCGGAACTCCCGGCGACGGCACCGGCAGCGGCAGTGACACCACCAGTAGTAGCCCAACCAGCGGCTGCCGTAAGCCAGCCAGTAGTTGAAGCAACGGTATCTACGCCTGTCGCGCCGAATCCGGCACCAGCGACCCGTAGACCGGGAGTGAACGGGAGCATTACTCCGGGAACGATGAGCGCACATCGTCCGGGAGCAGTGGACCCGGCGCTCGCGCGCAAAGAGTTTATGAAGGAACTCAAGGCCATGACATCGGACCAAATTCGCAAGAAGCTAAACGACTCTCAGTTCGTGAAGCAGCTTGAGACGTACGGCGTCAAGGTTCGCTAAAACCCTCTCCCGCAAACGCGGAGATTAGCTTGCAGAGTGAACTATGTCTGGACCAAATCCAGCAGCATCAAACGTAGCAAACGTCCTAACGGCGCAAGCCATCATCAAAAAGGTGACACTCTAAAACAACTTGACTGAAAGAGTCAAATGTGCTAGAATAGACAATCTCTTCTTATTGACTTGAAACCTGAAACGGCAACAAGGCGGAAGCCGAAAGGCACCGTGAGAGACTAAGCGAAGAGACGCCGAAAGGCGATGCGATAGTCCGTTCTTCCGAGAAAACAATCGGAAGAAGCAAGCAGAAATGACTTGCTCTCTGGAATACACCAGAGTAACAAAACAGCTTCGACAAGGAACTTATCCCTATCGCGTAAGCGAGCAAGTTCCGAAGGAATGACATGAAGGTACGAAACATCGTTGGACAGACTTTTGGGAGACTGGCCGCCCAGAGTGCCGCAGGCAGTAACAGCAGGGGGCGAGCACTGTGGTTGTGTCGTTGTTCTTGTGGCAAAGAGAAAATAGTTCTCGGAGACCACTTAACACGAAAGGATGCCAAAGGCGTAAGGTCTTGCGGATGTTTACAGCAAGAGAATCGTACAAAGCATGGAGCATTTTCTTCAAATTCAGATATAAAATACCACGTTCGTTATTCTCTTCTGGCAGGCTTGAAGGACAGAAGCCGCAGAAGGGGCTACGAATCAGACTTAGAAATCTCCGACATACCCGAGATTCCTGAGCTTTGTCCCGTTCTTGGGACTCGTTTGAGTTTGCACCGAAACAGCCACGGCAAAGGAAAAGGCAGAGGCAGAAATAGACAAGACGCCTCTCCATCAATAGACAGATTTAATTCAAATCTTCCGTACCTTAAAAAGTACAAAGATAATCTGTGTATTATTTCGTGGCGAGCAAACAAGCTAAAGTCAGACGCGTCTCTTGTCGAGATGAAGAAAGTGGTGGAATATCTTGAAAATTGGGGCACTCAGCAGAGTGAAAAATCTTCTCTAATTGACTCGAAACCCAACCAAATCGGGGGCAACGAGGCGGAAGCGAATAGCGCCGTGAGAGACTAATCGAGAAGACGCCGAGAGGCGATGTAATAGTCCGGTCTAACAAATGAAAATTGTTAGAGGCAGGCGGAAACGACCAGTCCCGTGATGGGCGTCACGGTAACATATACGAACCTAAAGGGTAATACAAACGCCTTCGTTGGAGCAGCAGAGCGTCGTGTTCAGGGCCTTCACATGGGCATCAACCGTACGTTCTTCCAGTACAACACGCTATCGGGTGACATCACCCAGAAGGCGGACGGTACTGTAGGCTCGCCGGAAACCATCACCCAGTTGAGCGCACCCGCTCAAATCGGTGAGTGGAAAAACTAAGTTATTCCACTATAAACTCAGCTATATCAAATTAGGTCTTGACAAACCGCAAAGGCTCTTGTTAAGATGAGTTTGAGGAAACTCTAAATGGAAAAGAAAGCGTGGCCGTATGTGGCCGGATTGCTAGATGCAGAAGGGACAATCCAGATTGGCGTCGATAGAAGGCCAGACGGCGTAATCGGGATGTCGCTTCAAATTATCATCACTAATACCGACACTCGACTGATGAAGTGGCTTAGTTCAAACTTCGGGGGGAAGTTCTACCGAAGGAAGAACACTCGCGGCTTTTCATCGAGCGAGTCTCCCGATATTTACTTTTGGTGGCTTTTCGGTAAAGAAAAACAAGAAGCATTTCTTCTCGGTATCCTTCCTTTTCTCAAAACAAAGAAACAAGAGGCCCTTCTGGGTCTTGAGTTTGTTCGTTTGGTCGGGTGGAATAAAGAAAGAAAACTTCAAATAGCGGAAGAAATGAAAGCCGCTAAGGTTAGTGATGTAGAGAAAGATAGGCAAGTTAATCTGACAAGGCTTACCCCCGCAGAAGACTCGGCATACGCCGCAGGGCTTTTTGATGGGGATGGTTCAATCGGCTCAAGCGTAGAGATTACTCAAAAGAGGATTCTTCTGATGAGGTGGCTCTTGATGTGCTTTGGCGGAAGGTTTAACCAACGCAGCATGAACGGCGGTAAAACTTTTTTCAGGTGGCGTCTCTCAGGAAAGAAAAACAAAGAGTTGTTTCTTCTTGATTTGATTCCTCATCTTGTTATTAAACGGGACAGTGCAAGAGCATTGCTCGCTTCTCTTAGAGCATCAAAGAGTTCCGCAACGACTGACATGTTGAGTACTTCGCAAGAAGTGAAGACACAGTCTGAACTTACTGGTGACAGTAAGAGCGACCCTGTGAAGACACAGGACTCCATAAACAAAAAGTAACTTCGCGAACTTTTCGTCGTTCGCAATTGCAGCAGCAATTGACGAACTCGTTGGCAACAGCGCCGTGGAACTTGGCTACCAAGCTGGGCAGTCCATCAGCGAGTTGTACAGCGCAGTAGCAGACAGCGCCAACTCGGTTGACTCACAGGTTAACCAGTCATCGTTGCTTGCATCTCCGTACACGCTTGACCTTGGCACCATCCGTGAGTTGAAGCAGCAGCTTGTTTCAAAGAACGTGTTGCCGTGCAAGCGCGGTATGTTCTTGGGCGCAATTAGCCCGAACGTGTTGGGCGACATTTACAATGCAACGACTGTGAACAACAGCATCGTTGACTTGTGGAAGTACGAGAACATGGAGAAGTACGACCAGATGGCAGGTTCGGACCAGAACAAGGTCATCGTGTTGCCGGGTACCAACATCGGCTTCATGCAGACCCCGTTCGTGACCACGACTGCTAACTACCAGTCAACAGGCAAAATTGGCTACCGCACATACGTGTTCGGTAACTACGCCATGATTGGTGTGTGGTTGCAGGTACCGGGCGACACCGACCTTGACGACGGTGACTGGAAGACGATTGACTGCCGCGTCGTAACCGACGCGCCGATGTCATCGTTTGACCCAGTTTCGACGATTGGCGGATGGTGTTCGTACAAATTTCATCAAACCGTTACGTTGCCACCGGCAACGGGAACAAACACGCAGCGTATCCGCTACGTAGATTCGGTTCCGGCCATTCAGTAACTAAATAGTTACTATGACGAACTTCCCACGGGCTTATAATCCGTGGCTTACTAATCAGGGGGAGCCTCGAACTCCCCCAGATTATCTTTCGAGGAGATTATGTCAGAAGCAACAAGAGCAGCAAGTCGTCGTTATTATCAAAAGAATAAGGAAGCAGAAAAGATTCGTTCGAAGAAATGGCGTCAAGACAACCCAGAAAAATATAAAGAATGGGCAGAGAAGAATAAAGAAAAACGACGTGCTGCCAGTCGTCGATATGAATACAATATCACACCAGAAGAGTATGAACGAAAGAAAGCAGAACAAGGAAACAAATGTGCTATTTGCCGACAGGAAACTAATTTGCTTGTAGTAGACCATAATCATCTGTGTTGTCCATCGAGAAAAAGCCGAGCAGGATATAAAACTTGTGGCAGATGTAATCGTGGCCTCTTATGTCGTTCATGTAATACAGCAATCGGATTGTTCAAAGAATCGGAGCAAGTCCTCAGCAGCGCAATCCAATATCTCAAAGGATACCAACAATGAGCATCATTTTACCGGGACAAGACGAAACGAGCAAGTACGGCGGCCAGATTCTGAACCCGGAGGGTCCGAAGCAGGACTTCTTCGTGCCGGGGTCCGACGTTGAGAATCCTTTCAACGAGCGCCACGACATCAACGCTACACACGAAGCCATCGGAGAACTGTTGAAGGATGGCACACCGAATTGGGTAAAGTGGCCGAACGAATACAAGTCGATGGCGAAGGAATCTTTCGCATCGCACCGAGAGGACTCGGAACGCATGGCGGCGCAGTACAAGTGGGCCGACCAAGCAGTCTTGACGGACAAAGCGTCTCGTCGAGTCAACGGGATTATGACCCGCGATTTTATGACGCGCAAATTGCGCGCCAACGACATCGTTTCCACTCTTTTGCAGAGTGACTACATCAACCACGGAGGAGGCCCGACAGCCGCCCTCTGGTGTGTTGTGCCGAACAGTTCTAAACTACGCTTTGTCTGCTATGTGGACATCCCGATGATGTTCGAATGGAGTGTGTTGAAGCTAGACCAGTACGGCATCCCGGCAGGCGAGGAGTCTCGTGGCTGGCGCACTGTCGCAGTTCAACTGGTTCAGAAAGACATCATTACCGAGGCGCAGTGCCATAAGATATTCGGCGCGCCCCCGGCAAACAGAATTTCCGACAGATACTATCGCACTCTTTGGGAGAAGAGGCACGGGAAACCGTATCTCGACGAAGAAGACCGCGAAGGCTTCGGAAGTTAACGGACGTTGTTTGTCCGACTCGCCTGACCCCGGGCGTCTAACAAGTTCAGGGCAACCGGAAATTCCGGCTCAAGGAAGTTATGACAAATCAGAAGGGCAGCGGTACTCCGGGCGAGACCCCGGCAACAGAAGTAGACGTACAGTCGGTGCTCGCAGAAGCATCGAAGACAGGCAATCTATCGGAAGCGAAGTTTATGGCTTTGCTCTCGATTATGATGGCGAAGGAAGCCCGCCTCGCTGAGAAAGAAGCCGCACTTGAAGTTCAAATCAAGGCGCGTGACCAGCAGCGCAAGCACGAGTCGGAGCAGTACACCATAGCGAAGATTGAGACGCAGAAGGCATGTCGCCACTTGAAGGGTGGTAAAGGCCGCACGCGCGGTCAACAGCGCGACCCGTCCGTTTACCTTCACACGTACACCAACGGTGACCGCGTAATCAAGTGCACTTTGTGCAGCGCGAAATGGATGCCGAAAGACACCGCCGACTATCTGGACCGTAACGGAAACAAAATTCCGAACTGGACAGGCATCGGTTGGGTACAGGCGTTTGAAATGGTGGAAGACAGCAGCAACAAGCCGTCGTCATCAGAACGCTTTGGAAACACCGCACCGACCTCGATGGTTCCGACCAACGAGCGCGGCGCACAAGTTGCCAACCTACAGATTTAATCTCTAAACCGAGGGGCGGCGGTTCCGCCCCCTTTTTCTCAGGGGAAAAATGGCCTCAGTCGCAACCAGCCAAACAACTCAAGCCTCGCAATACGGATTCTGCACCCCATCACATTTTAACGCGCCCTCATCTGCGCGAGGATTTTAATTTATGACAGCAAAAGGCGTAAACTCTCCCGCACCTACGACAGCAGAAGTTGTCGGCGGCGTATATAATGTAGCCCCACCAGTGCTGGTCGATGGACAAGCAACTGCGTTACAAGTTGATGTCAATGGGAAACTCATCACTTCCGGTGGCAGCGGAGGCGGTGGTAACGTAAACATCACCGGAGTTAACAGCAACCCTCCTGCATTGAACAATCCGCTTCCTGTAGAGTTATCAGATGGCTCACAAGCGGTAGGAACTGCCAGCAACCCATTGAGCGTCAACGTAATCACGGGCGGCGGCTCAAACGCGTCTGTGGGCGTGACCGGCGCGTCAGCACCGGCTTCTGCGACAGAGATTGGTATTGTTGATGGCACAGGAAAGCTACAGAACGTTTCTCCGACAAGCCCTCTCCCAATTAGCGCGGCATCTCTTCCTCTTCCGACGCTAGCTGCGACAAGCACTAAACAGTCGGATGGTAGTCAGAAGAGTCAAGTTGTGGACGGCTCTGGTAACGTAGTTGGTACCACGGGAAACGCTCTCGATGTAAACATTAAGACAGGTATTTCAAATCCTCTCCCCGTCTCTGCCGCTTCCTTGCCGCTCCCGGCTCTTGCTGCTACGTCCACTAAGCAGTCAGATGGTACTCAGAAAACGCAAGTTGTAGACGGTTCTGGTAACGTAATCAGTTCTACCGGAAACGCTCTCGATGTAAACATTAAGACGGGTATTTCAAATCCGCTTCCCATCAGTGGCACCGTCGTAACGAACGCCGATACGACAATCGGTGGAACAGTTGCACCAAGCAAAGAAATCTTAGTGGCGGGAAAAACCAACGACGGCACGCCACAGTATCAGCCTATCCCAGAGGGCGCGGGTGGCCGCTCTGTTATCGTAGAAGGTGTTGCTGGCGGAACAGCCGTTCCGGTTTCAGGAGCGGTGACCTCAAACCAAGGGACGGCAAACGCAACGCCTTGGAATGAGAATCTCTCCCAATGGGGCGGAACGGCAGTATCTGCGCCTCCTGCAACAGCCGTGCAGCCAACCGGAGCCGAAGTCGGACCAGTAATTAAGGCTCTCTTGAGAAAGAATCAAGACCTACTGAGCACTGCGACTATTGGCTCTGGCGCAACTTTCACCTCTGCGGTTTTCGATACCCAGCAAACAGGGGGAGGAGTTCAAGGTGTTATCGGTTTCCTGATTCCGAGTTCTGGTTTCGGTAGCAATGCTTTGAAGTTTGATACTACCGATGACTCCACATTCACGGTATTCACAACGCAGCAATTTACCCCGTCAGCCAACGTGTTTGGACAAGTTTATGTTAACTTGTCGGGGCGATATTGGAGACTTCGCTTTATAAACGGAGCTTCGGCGCAAACGAATCCGATTCTCTCTGTTACGACCCTATCTACGAACAAGACTCTGTCTCCGTCAATGGGCACTAACTTAAACGACGGCCTTCTTCAAACTTTACTAAGCTCGTCTATTAGCGACACCACAACCGCTGCTCTTTGGGCTTCCGCAAACGCGGGCACAGGAGCGGCTGCTCTTAGTGCTCAATATGTAATCACTAGCGGTCCTGCGGCTGGTTCGAACTGGGCAGCACTTAGAACTCCTACGACTTTTAAAACGGCAACTGCAACCGCTTCCGGCAACACGGCGGTGTGGACCCCCACTTCTGGAAAGAAATTCCGTTTGATGCGCTTCATGGTTCAGATTACCGGAAACGCCATAACAGCAAGTGGTGTAGTTGTAACAGTCAGTTTTCAAGACTCTGCGTCAGCGATGAATATTGCTATGGACGCGTTCGTCCCCTCGGCTTCTTTGGGGACCGGTGACGATTTTATCAGCCCTTGGGTTGACCTCGGAAACGGCTTCTTGAGCGCGGCGGCGAACAACGTTTTGAACATAAACCTGTCGTCTGCGTTGACCGGCGGAAACGTCAGAGTAACAGTCTGCGGGACGGAGGAATAAATGTACTCATCTCCAACATCAACAAGAGGCGTACAAGCGGCATCTGCGAATCCGACCCAAGATTTAAAAGATTCTGGTCGCGTAATAAAAATCTTCTCGGCCTCTTTCTCGGCAGCGACAACAGAAGCGATTGTTACTCTGACTCCCGTCTCGGATGGCACGGCAGGCTCCACTGGGACTAGCTTCACCGTTACAGCGGGAAAGAGGTTGCGTCTTCAATCCTTCTCAGTTACCACAAAGAACGCAGGGGCTGCTATTCAGGGCGTTGTTTGTAATCTTAGAATAGCAGCAAGTGGCGCTGTTACTGCCACTTCGTCTCTGGTTGCCACCGTTGGCGCTGGCACTTTATCAGCGACAGCAAACAACGCCGCAGGCGCGGCTATGGATTTTCCAGATGGCTTGGAATTGAGTGGCACCATGCAGCTTGGTATCTCTCAAGTCGGTACGGCAACAGCCGGAAATGTTGTTACTTTAATCGGATACGAGTACTAAATGGCGCACACATACGTAGTAACTTCAAACAGTTATACTCCCGGTGTTCCCGGCCCTGACCCCCTCGTAACAATCATTGGAACAGTAGACGGCATTGCCGTAACCGTCCAAGTTTGGAAGAGTGCTTACGACGCCGCTCGCTTAATAAGTCTTGCTGCGTTAGAGGCATTGGTAGCACCTATAATGCTGGCGCAAGCGCAAATTAATCAACCCCCGGCTCCTTCGGTTCCGGTCAACCAAATAACCGGGACATTTATTCAGTAAAAGGAAACAACAAATGACAACAGCCGACATTCAACAGCAAGTGGATTTGATTTTTCAACAATTAGCAGAATTGCGCGAATCTGTGGGGGCTTTCAAGCACTGGGATAACTGTCGCAGAGGGCAACAAGGACTCAAAGGTGAGAAAGGCGACCCCGGTTCCGATGGCGTTAGCAACATTCCGGGCATCAACGGTAAAGATGGCCGCGACGGGAAGGACGGAGTATCCTGCGTGTGCAAAGCCGGACTTGATGGTCGCGACGGCATCGACGGTAAGGACGGAGTAAACGGCGCAGATGGTAAGGACGGTCTCGATGGTGTAAATGGCCGCGATGGTGTGGACGGCATAGACGGTAAGGATGGCTTAAGCGGTGTGGACGGCAAAGACGGTAAGGATGGCCTAAGCGGTGTGGATGGTAAAAACGGCCTAGATGCAAAGGGTGAGAAAGGCGACAGAGGAGATAAGGGTGAACCGGGCGTATCCGGGCGCAACGGCGCAGACGGAGAAAAAGGCGCGGATGGTAAAGACGGCACCAACGGCATAGACGGCACCAACGGCATAGACGGCAAGGATGGTCGAGATGGCGTGGATGGAACTCCCGGCCCCCGAGGACCCGCAGGAGACATCAATGCCGCTGTTACTCAATCACTGGCGGCTGTTACCAACTTTTTGAAAGAGAAGAACCTAATTTAAGGATTTTATGGCATACGGATACCTCTCAAGTGACTCGCTAATCACATTGCAACAGTTGGTTGATGTTGCGCAAACGTTTGGTGATTTGGAACCGATTTTGAACGTGGGCGGACAAGCGCAGACTACCGCGCTATCCTGTGCCAACACTGTTATGAACGCCATCACGGGCGTGAATTTCCCGTGGAAGTGGAATGAGTTCAATATCCCGCCGTTCTACACCAACAGTTTTCAGCAGGATTATGCAGCGACCCTTCCGGCAGGGTTGTACTCAGGCATTACGCTGACTGATGTGGTCTCGGTTTCTCTGTCCCAAGGCACCGCAGTTTACGCGGGCACTGTGTTGAACGGTGAGTTCGGGTTTTTCGTCGGCATAGCTTTCGTGGTGACTGGATTCGGTAACTCGGCCAACAACGGTACGTTCATGTGCGTGGCGTCTTCTTCGACTTCGATTGTGTTGCAGAACAAAAACGCAGTCGTGCAGTCCGGTCAGACCGCTTCGGCGGTTTCAGCGGCCAGCGGTATCCGCGACCTCGCGTGGTTGGAGCGCGGCGTAGCTTTCGACATCAACAACTCGGCTCAACCGAAGCCGTATGTGCGCGTCGAAGTAGGACGCCAGTTGCCTCAAATCACCGCGAGCTATACAGGCGGCGCTGGATTGGGTGACCCGGGCTTCTTCTGTAATTGGTTTCCGAACCGCGCACTCTACTACGGTGTTTGGGGTCAGCAACAGACGGGTGGCGCAACGCTTGGTAATAACCCGGTTGCGGGCAGCGTGTACACTCAGCCGCTCGGCAACAATTCGCAGCCTGCAAACCCTTACACTCAAATCATCGACGCTAACGGCAATTTCTTGCTCTTGACCACGTACGGCACCGAGGGCGTGTCCGCGCCGTTGGCAGCGAAGAACGCGTGCCCGGGCACCACGGTATCCGGTTCCGGCGCAACGACAGTCTGGACCGTTCTGGACCCGAATGGTTGGGGCTTCCGTGTTTCGCCTGTGCCGTCATCAACCGGAACCGAGTGGCAGTTCAACTTGACCGCTCAAATGAAGCCTGTGCGCTTCGTTTCTCTTGACCAGACCCTAGCACCGCTGCCGGACGAGTTTGAGCCAATCTTCCGCGAGGGCTTCATCTGCCAGTTGTATCGTCGCTCCCCGGAGAAGGCCGTGTACGCGAAGTTTGCAGGCGAGTGGCAGCTATGGCTTCGCACATTGAACGAACTTCGTTTGCGCGAAGACCGCGAACAAGAAGAGAATAAGTTTATTCCATCCCGCACTATTTTTGGTGCAGCCCGCAGCCGCAACAACTTCCAAGGCGGCGCGTGGCCCTTCAATTACCCGAGACCATAAATGTTCACATTCACAATACAGAACTCTGCCTACTTCGCACAGCCGTTCGTTCAGTACGCGCCGCTCACCGCTGGATTCGGCTTCGAGCCTTCAACCACGATTTGCTCGATGATTCGCAATTCTCTTCTGTCTGCGCCGATGTCTTGGTTCTTCAACCGCAACGAGATAACTTTTCCAACGGTTGTAGGCCAGCAGGACTACTTGCAATCAATCAGTGCGAACGGAAATGATTTTGGCTTCATCGAGAAGGCAACGCTGACGGACGACCAAGGCAACATCATCGAAATTAAGGATGTGTACAACACGGCTCCTTTGGCTGTGTCGGCATTCAAGCAGCAACCGAGCGCGATAGCTGCACAGCAAATCACCTACAGCGGCGTAACGCAATCGGTAAAGTTCCGCTTCCTCGGCGTGCCGAATCAGATTTACACCGTGACGGTTACTTATCAGAAGCTGGCTCCTCAGTTCGGACCTTTTTCGATTAGCGCGTCTTCGGCGGCATCAGGTGGAAACACTACGTACACCGGAACGTTTGACCCTTACTCTTTGCCAACAGGCGCGATAGCTACAATCGCCGGATTCGTTTCTCCCAACACGGCCAACAATGGGTCCTTCACGATTGTGAGTTGCAATGCGACAACCTTGGTGGTAGCAAACACCGCAGGCACGGCGGTCAGTGGCATCACCGCGTTCGCCTTGAATTTGTCGTGGTCTCCAATCCCCAACCAGTTCAGCGACATCTACAACAATCTTTATCTGTCTGAGGTTTTATCGGTCCACGACGATGCTCGTGCGCAATTGTATCGCCAGCGCGGCGTGGCTGCGTTCCTAGCGAAGTCGTCTGGTCTCACAGAGACGCAGAAGAACGCGTTCGTTCAACAGTGGATTGCTCGCGGTTCAGAGCGCGCATCCGCAGCACAAGCAATTCAAAGAGGCGACTTGGGGCGTAGTGTATAATGACTAGCACATTTGAACAGAACGGCGGTCAACCTCAAAAGCAGCCGAAGTATACGGCTATTTTCGTGGACCGCGCATTCACCGGACTTTACACACAGCGCCCCGCCCTGCACGACCCGTCCGACGTGGTCACCTCTCACTATTACGGCGGGCGTCCCGACGCTTTACTTACTGGGCGTAACGTCGAGTTGACGAATCGCAATACGTTGCAGCGTCGTCCGGGTATGGTACCTTTCCGCACCACACCGGGAGAGGGCGCATCGTACGCTACTGCGCCTGACCGCGCATTCTCTTTTCAGCTAGCTAATGGCACAATCCGCGTTATTATAGACACGGGAGATAGCGGATTGCTTGCTATTACCGCCGCGGCAAACGCATCAGCGGGAACTACCGTTTATACCGGGACCTTCCCGGGCGGCGCATCGAACGGCTATGCGGGACTGACCTTCGTTGTTGCTGGATTCTCCACGAACCTGATTAATAATGGAACATTCACCTGCACCGCTTCTTCGACTACAACTCTCACGCTAAACAACCCCAACGGTATCGCTGAAACGATAGCCGCAACCGCAGATACTGCGGGCGGTGTGTATTGGGATAAGATGGATGGTACCGCGACTTTGCTGGTTGCCAAGTCTCCGGGCGCAGGACAGATGTACTTCATTTCAGTCGCTGGCGTGTTGTATATGGGCGACGGCATCGACACGAGAAAATACACCCCGTTAAATGTCAATGGAATTATTTGGAATTGGGGTATTGTTGCGCCAACCGCCCAGCCAACAATCGGCTTGACTCCATCCGGCGCTGCGGCCACTCGTTGGCAGATTAACACAAACTTCACGACGATGGGCTTAACGAAGGACACGAACGCTACGCCTCTCATCTGGCAACTTATCAGCGTCAACGCTGACGGCTCACAAGCTGCGACTGCTCAGTTTGGAACGGCGGGCAACGGTGAACCAAACTGGCCGACAGCGGAAGGCGCAACGCTTGTTGATAACAGCGTAACGTGGCTGAATATGGGTCCGGTCAGTGCGATTCTGCCGAACACTTTTTATACCGACCTCGGTATCGGCGGCGGTTACGCGGGGGAAAACTTTTCTCAACCGGGGGCTGGCACCGCGATTAACTCCATTTACGGGAACTTTAAGAACTCTGGACATCTCGGCAACACGGGTGGAACACTTCCCGCGTTCTCTGGAGCATATCCGGGTCCGGCTGGCGGGTACTTCAACAACAACACTCACTGGTTCGCAATCGGAAGTTTTAACACGCCGACACAATTATTGGCGCTGCGCTGGAAGCCATCTAAGGTTTACGCTAACTGGGCACCCACAGGCGCAAACGCATCAATTGCGGGAACACCAGATTTCATTTTGACTGGCAACCTTCCGGCAGCAGCAGGCACCGTGGTTAATCTGTTCATCCCCAAGGTTGGCGGAACATCAGGTAGCGGATACAATCCTTTCCCCTCAACGTCGGTCTTCGGAAACACGGTCACTGATAATCAGCTTTCGTGGTTGTGCTTGGGACCCGCCGCGTGGCAGTCAACTTTCGCGTACACTCCTTGGGTCGCTCAAGGTACCGCATTTGGCTGTGTCTTCGATGGCGCAAACTTTCAAGTCTGCGTAAAGTCAGCCGGTACCGGATTGAGCGGCTCTCATATTCCGGGCACCGCGATTGTAACAGCAGCTAGTGTGGTCGTCACAAACTCGGGCACAACAACAATTTTCACTAAGAGCGCAGGCTCTTGGCTGGCGACTCCGTCAGCAGGCGACCAGATTTTGACTTCTGGTTTTGCGAATGCGGCGAACAATGGTACCTTCTTGGTTGTGTCTGCAACATCGAATACAATCGTTGTTAACGTAAACACCGGGTCACCGGAAACAGCGACAGCAACAATCACGCTGAGTCCGTGGGGCACCGGTTATGGTGCTGCAACTCAAGACGGTGGTATTACGTGGACCTGCGTCGGGCAGAATGTGCCTTGGGTCGCGGGTTCTGGTACGACAGGAATTTGGCACCTGCCAACGGCTGGCTTTCAACCACCGGGACCGAGTGAGCAATTTGGTGGTTCCGAAGTTGCGGAGAGCGGCTTCGTCCAAGCCGTTGTGAATTCTGGAAAATCTGGACCATCTACGCCGCCTGTTTGGCCGACAACCATCGGCTCTACAGTTACTGATGCCGGTTCTCCCACAATTACGTGGCAGACAGCAGCGGCGATTTCCTCTCAGTCGTTGGCTTGGTCATTTGGACTGGCATACGCATACAGCTTCAAGGCTCGCCCAATCGATGATATTTACTCGCCGTTGCCGCTTGGCGGCGGACTGGTTCCTCCGGGTAGCGTTCCTCTAGGCATCCCGTTTGGTTCCGAGACCAACGCCATATCTTCTGCGTCACCAGTAAACCAAATCGTTGGCGCAAATACCGGTTCCGTCAATACTATCTCGGGTAATTATAGCCCCGACCCGCAAGTTGACACCATCGTAATTTGGCGTTCAGCCGATACTGCGTCTGGCTCAAACACCATGTTTGAGTTGACGGAGATTCCGAACGTGCCCGCGTTGGCGGGTGTGGTAATGTGGAAGTTCCAAGACTTCCTGCCCAGCGTTGCAGCGGGGTCATTTCCGGGATTGAATGTTCTTCTACCTGCGCCGGTTGACGGCGTGAACAATCCGCCACTACCGACCTTCTTGCCGCAAGTTTTTAACTTTCAGCGCATTTGGGGGTCGAATGGTCAGCAAGTAAATTTCTCGGGCGGACCAGACACCAATGTTGGCAACCCGAACGAGGCATTCAACGAATCGGACGAGTTGCCGTTCCTCGCTCCTGTTACGCGCTTGGTCAAAACTCCTCAAGGCATCGTGACCTTCTTAACAGACAGTATCGAAATTATCGGCGGTGGTCCAGCGACAGCGACATTCGCTTCTGTTACGATGGCACCCGGCGTCGGTTTGCTATCTTTCAACGCCTGCGATGTTTTTGCGGGTGAAATTTATTTCTTCTCCAGCGATAATCAGTTTCGAGTAATTACACCGTCTTTGAACATGTCGTTGTTTGGATTCCCGTTAGGCGACCAGTTCGCGAACAACCCGTCGTTTGGGAGCTTAGATACGACGTGGGACCCCTCGAAAGTTTACGTTGCTGTTCACCAGAATGGTACCGATAACTGCGTCTTCGTTGCGGACGGCTCAACTGGCTGGTATCGGTTGAATCCTCATCAAGTTCCGGGCGCGTCACAAGGGCCGGAACCGATTTGGTCGCCGTACGCAGTAATCACGGGCGGCGTAAAGATGGTGCAGAGCGTTGAGACTGCGCCGGGAATCAAGCAACTGCTTGGCGGCGGTGTCTCGCCGGGAGATAACATTCTCTCGCGCAGCTTGACCAACTTCCAAGACGACGGCGCATCATACGACGCGTTCGTCACGATGGGCAGCATCACTCTCGCAAAGCCGGGAACTTTGGCGCTATTGAAGTTCTTAGAGTTCGATTTCTCCGGTGTTGCGTATCAGCCGGTAATAAGTTATCTGTTGAACGAAATTAGCGGAACTTTTACCCCCTTCGTGAACGGGACATTCGGCGTACCGCAATTCGACCCGCCATCGCTGTACGGCGATACGATTGCTCCCACAAGTTATAGCCCGAACCGCTATTACTTTAGTGCGAACGCGTCCTTGGCTCGTTGCCGTCACATGCAGATTAAAATAGATTTCGGAACCACATCGAACGGTGACGAAATGTATAGTTTGGCGGTTTATGGTCGTTCGATTGTAGAGAACTAATGCCTGATAACCCGTACTTGACAAGCGAAGAAGAAGTTCCGAGTAATTGGTCTCCGGTTGAAACCGAGACGATGGGGCCGGGAAAATCTCCTGCGCCCCCTATTCCGCACGCGATGCCCCAGTATTTCTCCGGCTCGATGCCGCCTGCGCTGCAACACGATACATCATTTGTGAGCACGGAGGTGGGGAGTCCCCGCATCCCGAAGACATCGCTTATGCCACTGGGCTTGCAGCTTAGTTCTATCACCAGCGCGGCGATTCAAAGCACTGCTACGAACATTGCACAGATAACGCCGGGTCCGAGCGGCGGTGGCGGTGGTGGAATCTCTAGCATCACTTTGAATATTCCAAATATTTTTACCCCTACTACTCAAACGAAAACGACAGACCCCGTAGTGTTGGCATTTACTCTGGCAACGGAACTTCCGGGAACTTATCTCGGCGTTCCAAGCGGCGCGGGATTAGGCGCACTGGAAGCATTTAACGTCGTAAGCAATCTAACGGGCGCTGGCGGGTCGGCCACGGTAACGGTAACGAGCACGCCAAGCACGGCGACATCGTGGGCGCTTCTACCCGTCGTTACAAAAAATGGATACGCCGGGGCGGGATTAGGCGCGTGGACCGGGATAACTGGAAACGACGGGCTTAAAGGCACGTTCATCAAAAATATAACCGGAACTTCCCCGGTTTCTGTTTCAGAGCCGCTCATCGCCAACGATACAGCGACCTTGGCTTTAGCTATTTTTTCCGGGCCTCTGCCTACTATAGTTCAGCAGAATACGGCGTCGTCGTGGACCGGGCAAACCATGTCCAAGGCTTACGGAAGTAGCAACACTGCGGGAAACACATTATTCATTATTTTTCAATACACGCTTTCTTCCACCGCCTTTGGTGTGTCCGCTTCCGACACAGCCGGAAACTCCTACGTAACCTTGGCTTCTACCTTTGGAGGAAGCACGGCAATCGGAGCCACAGCCCAATTGATTATGATTGCTCCTGCCTGCTTGGGCGGTGCTAACACCGTCAACGTAAAAGTAACGGGAGGCAGCGGAGCAACCCCGGCAGGTCTGCTTCAAATTTTTGAAATTGCTCCGATAGCCGCAGGCGCGGGTGTCCCTTTTTTCCACCCTCTTTTCCCGGGAGATATTCCACCCATCAATTTGAGTTCAGTTGGTAACGGCGGAATACAAAACATCCTTGGTTTAGCAAACGGGGGCACTAAATCCGATTTGTCCGGTACCGGAGGGCCAAGCCAATTCATATCTCAACTGAGTGCGGGGGCGGCTCTCAGCCCGACACAGCCGGATTTTGGTGACTTGGCCGGATTAAACAAAGCAATTAAGTACAACAACATCGCGCTTGTAGGCGTGGGTTTGCCGTCCCTGATTGCTCTAGTAGACCGTACCGCACAAACGGCGGCTATTACCACAACCAATCTGCTAGCTTCGGTACCAACTACAGGGCAATACAGGCTGTCATGGAACGCGAAGGTTACAACGCCGGACGGGGCTAGTTCGACGTTAGGTGCTTTGACAATCACGTATACAGATGCCGACAACACGGTTCAAACCATCACAGCGGCAGCACAGAGCAAGAACGGAGTAATTGAAACTTCCGACACGGGAAACTCGACTACGGCGGTTTTACTCGGCGTCCCTATGATGTTAAACGCGCGTTCCGCTACAGCTATCCAATACGCTATGGCGTACGCCTCGGGCACGCCAGCGACGATGGCCTACAACCTTCATATAAAATTGGAGTCTTTGTAATGATAAAATTCACAGCATCGACAATTAGCGATATTCCTCAAATCGCGGAGTGGATTGCTGCCGACCCGTATCACAAGCACCAAGGTCAGCCAGAATGGTGGCTCACTGGAAGTGGGCTACTCACCTTCTGTTTACAAGACGATAAAGGCCCCCTGACCTTTGTCAGACTGGACGAAGAAGGTGAGCACGTTCGTATCCATACGCAGTTCGCGCCAAAAGAGATTGTTTCACAACGCCGACTTCTCCTTGGTATGATTGATTGTTTGACAGAACTAGTTAAAATTTATCGAACTCAATCGAGGGCGGGTCTGATATTTAATTCAGTCAGCCCGACTTTGGTGGCTTTCATGGAAAAGTGTTTCGATTTTAAGAGTGTCGGTGGCGATGACTACCGATTGGACTTCGAGGTGCAGAAATAATGTGTGGACCCAGCAGCGCAGAAACTTCTTTGCAGGCGCAAACGCAGGCGTTCTCAAACGTCTTGCAACAAAACTACGGCACGTTGTTCGGTAAGCAGCAAGGCGTGCTTGACAGCATCAACAAGTCCTTGTCCCCGATTGTGGCGGCAGGACCGAGTCAGCGTGGCTTCTCTGGTGCTGAAACTTCTGCGCTACAAACGCAGGCCATTGAGAACGCAGGCGCGGCCAACACGGCAGCCCAACAAGCGGCGCGCACGTATGGCGCAGGACAAGGCGGCGGTGGAACCAGCGGCTTGACCTCTGGCATCACGAAACAGATTCAATCAGCTATCGCTAGCCAGAGCGCCGGGGCTGAGAGTGCGCAATTGAACAAGATTAACTTGGAAGATTTCAACCAAGGCAACCAGAACTACTGGCGCGCTCAAGGCGGCATGAATGCGCTGGCGGCTGGCTACAGCCCGAACGCTTCGGCATCAGAAGCCGGGTCGGAAGCCGGACAGTCGTTCCAAGAGGCAGCGAAGATTAATCAAGAGAACAACGCGCTCGGTCAGGACATCGCAGGCTTCGCAACCGCAGCAATCGGTTCGGCTGGCGACATCTTCAAGGCGTACAAGGGATAAGCTATGAGCATCGGAGAGGGATTCCAAGAACTCGCCAAAGTAGCGAGCGACTACACCAACAACGGGATGGGCCAAGGCGGCGCATACGCGGCGGTCAGAGCGGCGCGCTCTCGCGAAGCCATCCATGACAGGGATAAAGCTGCGCAGTCGAAGGCTAAGACGACGACTGCCCCAGCCAATCTTGAGAGCGACACCAATCCACCAGCGGGCGACGTAGGCGATGCAACTCCCAAATCGGGCGACTCGGAAGTAGCTTGACATTTTTCGGCAATACTGATACACTATTTAAAGGATGAAAATGGGAAATACACCTACATCACAGATTCTTCAAGGTTTGGTAGGCACGAGCGCAGAGCCAGCAGTGCAGGTTCCGATGCGCCCAACAGAGCCTGTGCAAGTCCCGATGCGTCCCTCGGACCAGCCAGCCGACACCACGGCTGCGCCGCCCGCCCCAGTAGCTGCGGGTGTTGAGCAGACGCCTTACGAGAAAGAGGGCGGCACCCTACCGATGCACCCTGTGGACGCAATGGCAACGATGTTTATGAAGCACGTCACCGACGAGGCCAAAGAAAATTCGCCGGGTTCCTTCGGCGCAAAGTTGGCGGGCGCACTTGACGCTGCGGGCGCTGGCTTGGGCGATGCTCGCACAGGCGGCGACCCGGGACAAGGTCACGGATGGTTGAGCGCGGTAGGCGCAACGTTGGGCGCACGCACCCAGCGTTTAGAGCATCTGAAAGAGATTGCCTTCGACCAGAAGGAGCGTTTGAAGAACGACCAGATTAACCTCGCGACTGCGAACGCGAACTTGCGCCAGCACGCGATGACAATTCAGCAGCAAGAAAAGACCATCCGTGACGCGAGTGCATCATCCGGCTCGAAGTTCATGGACACGCTGCGCGCCAATTACAAGGTATCGGACAACATCTCTCAAGATGAACTGATGTCGAGAGCGCAAGCAGACCCGAAGTTCTTGCAGACTCACACTGCTCGCATCACAGGCTATGAGCCTGTAATGGGTTCAGACGGTAAGCCGAAGATGGTGGATGGTGTGCCTGTCGAAATGCCGAAGTTCAGTATCGCGGACATCGCACCGGGCGACATGTCGAAGCAGTACACGGTTGACGCGACCCACGCGAAGAAGTGGGCCGATTCAGGATTGAAGCCGCTGGAAGCTGGCACAGTTATGCCTGTCAGCGTTGCAAACCAGATGGACGTGCAAGCGGAACGCTACGGCACCACGCTTGGTTTGTTGAACTTGTCGAAGGTTCAGCCTTTGCCGGATTCGGTGAAGGACCAGATGGTATCTGCGTTGCAAGACCCGGAAGTTCAGCACGCGGTCTCCATGCAGCCGGGTAGCCCGCTAGCCGGATTGTATGAGGCATCCGAGAACGTTGGACAGCACTTGCAAGTGGCGCAACAGCAGTTGGCCGCTGCTCAAAAGAGCGGTAATGCCGATGTGGTAACGAAGGCACAACAGAATCTAGCTGATGTGCAGCAAACGCAAAAGAATTTGGACCAAACGATTAACTCTGGCTTCACGCCGCAGGAGCGTTCTGCGTACCAGAAGCAGATGGAAACAGACCGCAAGCAGACGGAAGTGGAGAAACAGAACGCGGCACGCGATGCCGAGACCGCACGCCACAACCGCGCCGAGGAAGCAATCAAGACCTTGGAGGCAAGCGGTGGTTCCCCGGAAGCGTTGCAGGACATGGGCCAGAAGTTGGCCGATGCGGAAATGGTTCCATCCCAGCTATCGAAGCGTTCAAAGAATTACAACGCCTCGTGGCTATCGGCGGACAAGCAGTCTTGGAGCACATACGGAAAGCCGTACGATGGCGCGCAAGCGGAGTCGGAATACAAGTACGCTTCCAACTCTACCAACCAGAACGTGCTCAAGCTGGTTAACGGCGTAACGGACAAGGGCGGGTCTCTTGACATCGCTTTGGATGCTGCGAAAGCACTTCCGGGCATGGACTCGCAGACCTTGAACAAGGTTTTCAACACGACCAAGACCGAGTTCGGAAACAAGGCACTCAGCGACTTCCAGACCGCTATGCTCGGTCTCTCAGACGAATACGCGAAGATTATGGGCGGCGGCAACGCCACCGTCGCGGGCCAGCAGCAGGCTCTCGATATTTTGAAGGCCGCGTACGCGAAGAACCAAATGGCAGGTGCTGCGACAATCGTTCGCAAGGACATCGCGGCACGTCAGCGTGGTATCATCGGCAAAAACCGCTTTTTGCAGAAGCAATACTACGGAAACAACGGTATGACCGTAACGATGATTTCGCCGGACGGGAAGAACTATCAAGAAGTCCCGAAAAGCCAAGCGCAGTTTTACACCGGCAAGGGCGCACGCATCGCTAACAAGCAGGACTACGCCAACCTTAACATTACGTCCACGGACCACTAAAAATGACCGACCAGAATTCGAATTGGTTTGACCAGAACGCGCCGGGGGCTGCACCGCAACAAGGTCAGCCCGCCCCACAGCAAGCTGCGCCAGCACCAACGCCTGCGCCACAGCCTGCGGGTAATTGGTTTGACCAGAATCCAGCGCCAGCAGCTACGCCAGCCGCTGCCGAAACGGAAGAGAAAGCTGCACCAGCACAGCCGCAAGGTTTGTGGGACAAAATCAAGACCGCAGTAGCGGGGCCGACGACAGCACTGGGTACACCACTTGGCGAGGACCAATCACAAGAACTATCAGGCTTGGGCGACATCTTGCAAGGTAACGTGAAGCAAGGCGCGGGAAAAATCTGGAATTCCGAAAAGATTGATGCGAAGAACATCGTGCCGGGTTCACCTGCGGAATGGGCTATCCGTCAGTTCGACCCGGACTTCCACGGTGGGGCAACGAAGGAAGCCATCGCTGCGATGAAGGCAAAGAACCCGAATGCGGGCGAGAAGCCGCTTCTCGACGTTGCTCAATTCATCGACATGAAGAAGCACCCGATTGGAAAGGCTTTGACGGAAGTCGCACAAGGCTTCACCTCCCCGGAGAATATCGCCATCATGTACGGCACCGGAGGTCTCGGTTTGATTGGGCAGACGCCGAAGGCTTTGAAAGCGTTCGGCACGATGAGCCGCCTAATCTCTGCGGGCTTCGCATATCAGGCACTACAAGGTGCGTACGAACACTCGAAGGCTTTCAAGGAAGCGTTTGATGCAGGCGACGAGGAACGTGCCGAATACGAGTTGACCCACGCAGTTGCGGGCGGCGTAATCGGAACACAGGCTGCGACTCACGCGGCGGAAGGTTTGCCACTACCGGGCTACGACAAGGGCGGTAAGGGCAATGCAGTAAAGCCGCTGGTCGAATTGTCACCGACAGAGAAGAAAGTTGCGGGCGCAATTAGCACCGCAGTCGGTCACGCAGCGGATGCCACCAAGAACTTTACTGCGGAAAAACTACAAGCCGCGACAGACCGCGTTGGTGTCGTATTCGGAAGAACTGCGGACTTCGATGAGGCCGTCACCCGCGTTGCGAACATGATGGGCAAGAAGGCGGGTCCAGAATTTAAGGAGAAGGTCTCAAACGCTAGTGATGATTTGAAGCAGATTATCAACGAAGACACCACCAACAAGATTGTGGACCCGGAGACGGCGGCGCAAGCAGTTGACCGCCACATTCAGGGCAACATCGAGGCACCGTTGCTGCAAGAAGCACACGCAACGAAGGATTCAACAGAGCCTGTTGTGCCGGATTTCAAGGCCCGCTTGAATGAGCGTCTTGACAAGTTCTTCGATGAGAACGCGGGCAAGTACGGTTCACCGGAAGAGGAAGACGTTATCAAGCAGCGTATTCTGGACCGCATGGACCGCGACCAAGACCTCGGCAATGGTGTGAAGATTGCGCGTGAGCCGAATTTATACGAAGCCGAAAATATCCGCCAAGGCTTGAACAAGGAAGCTGGTAGCGTATTTGAGCAGGGCACTAGCAGCGGATACCGCGCTGCGGCAGCAGAGACCTCGAACTTTATGCGTGAGGTCATCGACGAATCATACAAGGCGAATGGCGTTCAAGGCGTGCCGGACGCACGCGCAAAGGAAGCAGACCTAATTGACATTCGTGATGCGTTGAGAGACGCACAAGGCCGCTTCGAAGCACAAAAAGCGACTCCTGCTCTGTTGAAACTGTTCTCTCTCGGTAAGTTGGCCGGGATGGTTGGTGCTGTAGGAGCGCACTTCTTCGGCAGCGATATTCTAGGCGGCGCGCTGGCGGCAGGCTCTGCGTGGAAGGCTATCCACGAGCACAATGTCTCGAATTTGGAAGGCAACTTGGAACGCGCCCGACAGTTGGCCGCGCGTGAACAGGGAGCCTCGGCCACCGTTCCTGAGTTCAACCAGACCCCGGTTCCGCCGCCAGCGGGTCCTGCGGGAGCACAGATTCCACCGAACATGCCGCCGCGTCCGACCCCGCCTCAGCCTGCGACCCGCCCTGCGGTTAATCACACGCTGAACGGCGAACTCGCATCGTACTTCTCAGAAGACCGCGCGACTTCGCCAGAAGAGTACAACGGCCTGCTTGACCGCTTCAAGGAGAAGTTTGCGACAATGAAGCAGAGCGTTGCCGACTTGAAGGCTAAGGGACAGGAGTTGCCGGAAGCCTACAAGGATGAGTGGAAGCAGGCGAACGAACTCCACGCCACGATTCAGAAGGAAGGCGCGAAGGAAGATGCTGCGCTGGAAAAAGAAAACAAGAAGCGCCAAGACAAGTATGTGAAGGATAGTCAAGACTGGACCAGTCAGTTGCAGACCGAAACACAGAAGCAGGCCGAATTGACGAGACAGCAGAAGGATGCGGAGTCGCAGGCCAAGATTCAGGAAGAGAAGGCCCGTGTTGACGCAATCTTGAAGGATGAGCGTGTAGCTCACAGCCCGTTGATGAAGTCCACCGATGAGGCGCAGCCGATTGAGGGTGTGGAAGGACGTTCCTCGAAGGAACTTCACCGCCATGAGCACGGCCACATTATGGCGAACGTAGCGGAAGGTTTGAATCCGTTCACGTTTGTCGCCGCAGAGCATCCAGACGCAGTGGAGAGCGGCGCTGCGGCACAAGTCCACACGGACGTATCGGGTGCGGAAGAAGGCCCGAAGGGCATCGCACAACGCGTTGTCGGCATCTTGGGCGGTCCCGCGTTTGACGAAGTGCACCAAGGCATCACGATTGGCCGTAACACCGGGGCACGCGCCGACATCAGCCGCGCTCGCGAGATTCTGCGTGAAGAAGGCGGATTGAAGGGCAACCAGTTGGAGAAAGTATTTGACGCTCTATATGACAGAGCGAAGGAACACGTTTCAAACCCGGAAGCACTTGCACTGGTTGACGCTAACGCGGACCTGCGCGAGGCTGGACTTCACAAGAACTTCCACATGTCACCGGGACGTATGGAAGAGTACGTTAAGAAACTAAAGGGAGCATATCGAAATGGCGAAACACCAAGCACCGAAGGAGTTCGTGAAGGGGATTCCGATGGAGGAGTACCGCAAGGAGAATCCGCTGGAACCGGAAACGGTGGAAGCGAACAAGATGGGGCTGTTGAAAGAACACGCACCGAAGCTGCACGAAAGAGCGACGAAGGCGCAGAAGCAGCAGCAGCCAGAGAAGAACGCTCAAGCGTAAAGGCCGCGATGCCGCCAGAGCGTTCAACTGGTGACGCGGAACTTGACAAGAAGATTAAGAGCGGCGGGGCTATCCCTGCCGGACGCTTCGGACCTCTGGCGATGTTCCACCACCCGGAGACTGGAAGCACACTGGCGTTGAAACCGGAAGAGATTACGCCGGAAGCTGTGAAGGAGCACGTCGCCAAGAGCACGGAGAAATACACTCAGGGCGACATCCGCAACACTGCGCGTCAATACAACGAGGTACGCGGGCTGCCGGAAGTCAACCCGGCCCCAGTGACCGAGGACCCGCGCGTTCAAGAAATGGGCCGCGTGTACGATGAGTTGAAGCACAACCCGAATGACCCGAAGGTCGAGGCATCATACAAAGCATTCAAAAACGAACTGGACCATCAGTACGACGCGCTGACGAAGGCTGGATTTAAGTTTGACACCTCGAAAGAGGACCCGTATCCGTCGTACGACGCAATGCGCCAAGACATTCTGCGCAACAAGCACTTGACGGCATGGGAAGGTGCAGCACCGCCAGCAGACCACCCGCTGGCAGAGCGCGACCCGAAGACTGGATTTACGTATAACGAAAAGTTCCGCTTGGTGCATGACGTTCTAGGGCACGCGGCGCACGACGCCGACTTTAGCGGGAACGGAGAAGAATCTGCGTGGAACTACCACCGTCAGATGTTCTCCCCGGAAGCCCAGCCTGCGCTCGCTGCCGAAACCCGTGGGCAGGTTGCTTCGTTCACTCGTAACGGAAAATTCCCGGACACACAGAAGGCTGTCTTGATGCCGGACGCTTACAATATGCGCCCGGAAGACATTATGAAGTCAAGTCTGTCGAAGACGGGTGGCAACGCAATCAAGAAGTTGGAGAACTCGAACGAAGAGTTCGCACGCCCTATCGGCTACGATTCAAGCAAGCCGTTCACTAATAAGACAGCACCTGCGGTGATTTTGCCGGATGGACGAATCATTCCTGCTCGTTTGTCGCATGCGGACATCGCCGGGGAAGCTGGATTCAAGGATGATTTTGACGGCGTTCAAGACCTGTTGAAACACACGGATGGAGTACGCGTCATGTACCCAGACCGTGGCCGTGGAAACATCGGCATCCAGTCCCACGCAAATCCGAACGATGTTCAAACCGGGACTGTCGCCAGCGTATTGAAGCACGCTGCGGAAGCGGGCATCGGAGACGGAAAGAACTTCGTGTGGGATTTGGGCGCGCCGGGCAAGGACCATGTTTCAGGCTCTGGCACCATCAACGATTATCGTCGAGCAATCGAATCGAAAGGAGTAGAGAAGTCGAATCTCAATTGGGCGAAGAAGGTAGAGGACGAGCCGTTCGGTGGCGTTAACCCGAACGACCCGGAGGCACCGAGCAAGAAGTATGCGTTCGAGTTGTCACCGGAGAATCGCCACACGCCTGAGAAGCTGACTGCGCAAGAGGCACAAGCGTTCGCAGAACGTCCAGATGTGAAGGAATTGCTAGCGACTCACCCGGACATAAAGCTGGGTTGGGACACAACGACACAAGGCCGTCCTGAGTTGAATATCGGCGTATCGACGAACGATTTGGACACCGCAAAGAAAGTTGCGGGCAAGTTGGACCAGCGCGCAATCGTAGACACACAGACCGGGGACGAGATTTCAGCAGGCGGTACGGGAACGAAGACCGAGTTCCCTGACTACCCGCTGGCGGACAGATTGAAAGACCTCGGCATCGAGAAGTCAGACATCGCGAAGTCACCGAAGGGTTCCAGCGTCCCATTGATGGAGAATCCGCTTCCAGTTAAAGGTACGATGGAAGGGAATGAAGTCGGCACGCTCGACTTGACCAAGGCACTAAACGCTTACAGCCGCAAGCAGCTTCCGTCGTTGGAGCCGGGTTCGGAGCCGAAGGAGATGGTTGACCGCGCGAAGAAGATTGCGGAAGACGAAGCGAAGTATCAGTTGGCGCAGTCAAAGACTGGCACCGAATGGTACACCACGGAAATGAAGGACCACGATAAGGTCTTGACGGACCTGCGCCCTGAGTTGTTGACGGGACCGGAGACAACTTCGGAAGCGCCGTGGACTCACACCGCGAAGATGACTTTGTTCAAGGCGGCGGAAGCTATTTTGTCATCCGGCCAGAAGCCGTATGCGAACGTGAAGTCGGCGCTGCGCGCTTGGGATGCATACAACGAGACAGGAGAATTTCCTCGCAGTAATCCGGCAACAGGCAAGGAAGGAATGTCGTGGGGTCCGCGTGGCGTTAATGCATACGGCAGCGCCTTTGACTCGTTGAATAAATTGATTCAAGAGAAGGGCGAGAAAGGCGCAGCGGATTGGCTGCTATCTGAACACCCAGTGAAGGAACTGCGTAGCTATCAGTCGGAAGGCCAATCTCCTGTGAAGGGTAAAGCAGACGAAAATGAAACGGGCGCAATGATTCTAGGCGCGAAGCGTGGGCCATTCATGCAGAACCTTCACGGCATCGAGTCGAAGTTCACCGCCGACATGTGGGTATCGCGTAGCTGGAACCGCTGGATGGGCACACTGGACTTGGACCCTCGCATCGAGAACAAGGGCAAGATGACATCGGAGTCGGACGCGCCACGCAATAACACGGAGCGCACGCTTATGAATCAATCATTCTCCGAGACTGCAAACAAATTGGGGTTGACGACTTCCAGCTTGCAAGCCGTTTTGTGGTACTATGAGCAGGCGTTGTATCGTGCCCACGGGCTTCCTGTAGAGTCATGGTCGTTCTCTGACGCTGCAAAGCGAGTAGGGAAGGAAGCCAGCGCACCACCGGAAGCGGAGCAGACCGGATTTGGTTTCGGAGCCAACGAAAACACTAGTCCGAAGGAAGCCGGGTTTAGAGGCTTGACCGCACCGGAGCTTAAGAACGGCTCGGCGGTCCACGCTCTCGACCTCATTAACGCGTTGAAGAAATAGCCCTTGACAATCAGTCGGAAGTGGGATACACTCGTATTTGGAGGAATTATGGAAGCGAAACTAGGACCCACGGAATTCCAAGCCGAAGTTCAAAAGCTGCAAGCTGCGGGTAAGCTGCCGCCGCTGGAAGACCTTTTGAGCGCGGTGTCCGAGGCCCGTGAAAAGTACGCTCCACAAATTCTCGAAGCCAGAAAAAAGGGAGACGACGATGGCGCATAGCGCAGGCAGCGGAGACAAGTTGGCTCGTGGCGCAGTTCGAGCGGTTTACATGGTGCGTGACGAGAAGAGCGTGACGCAGGATGCTTGGGATGCCATGTTTGCAGATTTTGACCCGAAGAAGTTTCAAGAAGAGAAGCCGAAGGTGGAAGGAAAGAAAGAAATTTCGCGCAAGAGGTAAGCATGAGAGTAGTAGCGGTCCCAGCAGCGAATAGACCGGAACTTCTGGCCTTGACGCTGGAACGCTTGTCTCAGTCAAACAACCTGCCCGAGGTCCACATTTATGCGGACTCGGTTTCAGAATCCCGCCTCCGAGAGTTCGAGGTCGTTCGCGACCTTTATCTCCCGGAGGCTTTTTTGTTTCACGCCCGCTCTCACGTTCCGGCGATTTCCGGCGCTTGGAATATCTTGAACTGTTTGAAGGACGCCGCTCGGTGGGCGAATGAGGTTTACTTGGTGGAGGAAGACGTGCTGGTCTTTTCGAACTTCTTCGATTGGCACGCAACTCAGACCTCAGACATTTCTTGCGGACGAATTATGCCGAGATACCCAGACTTCAAGCTGTACACGAACCCGGGGAGCCGCTTCTCTCGTTGCGCGCTCGATGCTTTGGTGCCGCACGTTTGTGACGAGTATTACCGCGATACAGACGCTTACTGCGATAAAGTGAAGCCGGGGGTCCACATTTCCACGCTAGATGATGGGCTGATTCGCCGAGTGGTCGCTGCGGAGAATTTAACGGTGACGTTCCCGCCGTCTCCGGTCTGCGCTCACGTTGGATTTCGTTGGCTTGGTCGATTGGACATTTACCAAATCCCGGACGGGACGTTGGAGGAAAGAATTGAGAGGGTCCGCGAGTTGGTCGCAAACCCCCCGAATAAAGAACGTTACGCGAGAGATTGGGAGCCTTTTACGGTTGGACCCCGATGATTCCCCAATCGTTGACTCTTCCCGCATCCGTTCAAAAAGAACATCCCAAGCAGCGCGAAGAATAGAAATAGTCCGAGCGCCAGTTTACCCTTAGTAGTTTCGCATTTCATACATAGCTCGCGAGATTCGTTGTACGTGGTAAACGCTCCACATTTCTTGCACTGCGGCCAATCGACTTCGACCCTCCCGTACTCCGGGCACGGCAGCACGCTCAACGCTCCCCAATTCAATACCGGACTAGAACGCCCCAATGCTTTGAGTTCCGCCGCTCGGATGCGCGGGTTATGTTCGTGATAGAACGACTGGCCCGGGTAATCTTCAATGGTAGATTTCATGGACGATTATCACCTTGGTTGGATAATGATTGACGGACGGCCCACACCTGCACTGCAAAGACAGTTCGTGGCCCTTCATCAGGTAGCCCTCGATTGCCGGAGCGACGTGGACCGCGCTGTTCGCGTCGTGGAATGTTTTCCACTGGATGTGGGGGATGTCTTTACCCGGCATTTTTCTTCTCCACGAATCGGCAGAACACCACGCCGTAAAAACGGTCGTTATCTTTGGTCAAGTTCACCGAGACGACCTCTTGGTTCTCGCTATCCTCAATCAGTTCCAACTCCCCTTCCATACGTCTGACGATGGAGTGGAATTCTTTATCAACATATTTGAACGAGTGGATTATCATGCTTGCCCTCTCACGCGCTGGCGGATTGCATCGAAGGTATCGTCCAACAGCAGCGCGCCATTGAAGACCTTCTTGAAGACAGTGTCGCACTCGAACCCGTCCAAGAGGCGCGGGTCCAGAGTTTCGACGACCTCAATCTGGTCGTCGCGCTCCGGGTTGAAGACGGCTACCGGTATGCCACGGTGCGATTTCTTGTGCGCGTTGTCGGTGACCGGGTCTTTGAAGATTGCCTCCACGCGGGGAACGCATTCGTACCCGGTTCCGTTCTCGTCGGTAATAATCCAACGCTCAATCGCCGTTGCTTTGAAAGCGAAGTTATAAGTGTCGCGGGTCACGTATTGATATGTGTACGAGCCGATGCCGAAGACGAAGTTGTACGGGTGAAATTCTTTCTTCGCTGCGCGAGTGAGAATTTGGTCGGCTCTATCCACGGTAATCGAATCGCCGTAAATGAGTCCCGCTTTATTAATCATCTTCAAAAAATTCGTGGTGTAAGCCGCTCTGGTGTAACCAAGGGCAGCAGACAGTAGATGCGCCGCTCCGTGCCATTCAGGTGAATACGGAACAGCGTTGTCGTCACCCGTAAGAATCTTCACCGGGTCGCCGCTGTCAGGACGGATGACAACTTTACCATCGCGGGCAAGGATGCTGTCTTTTAAACTGGGGATGATTTCGGTTAAAACCTTCCAAAGGTCCCAAGTGTCCGAGACGATGGAGACGATGCCGTTCGGATACACGTCCTCAATCAGACGGCGGAACGTTTCGCGCTCCGATTCCTTCGACCCGGCGCACATCACGCTGTGCTCCGTGGCCGGAACCGAGCCGCCACACGAAAGATTGGCATGGTAGTATTTCTTCGCATCCAGAATCGCCGGGAGCGTGTCGGTGCCGTTGAACGAGAGCAAGTGCCCCATACCACTTAGCACCGCGCTGTCGAATCCGCTGAGTCCACGGTAAGAGAAGTCGTGGCCTTGCCAGTCGATGAAGCTGAGGTCGGTCTCCCCGGCTGCCTTCGCGTGCTTTTTGAAGAGGCGACGATAACGAAGCGCCGTGGAAGCTGAGGTGCACGCGTGCCAGAGGCTGTTGGAGCACATCGTCTCGATGTAATTCGGGAGCCAGAAGGCCCAATCTTGGTTGTTCACAATGACCATCGCGGGAACTCCGAGCGGGACATACGTGCCCTCCGGTACCGCATAAATGTCGAGCGGGAGTGAGCCGTGGTCGAACAACTGCTTGATGTGGTCCACACGGGCATCGACACCGAGCGTGGCCTTCATCACTTTCTTGTACTCGCGCTCCACATCGACCCACTCCCGGTCAAAGAAATAGTCGTTGAACTGTTGAATCAGCACTCGCTTGATGAAGCGTTGAAGACCGAAAAAGATAACTCCGGTCTCGCCTTCCACACGAGTACTACGAGGCGTGAAGTTCACCCAGATTTTCTTGATGCCCTTCGGATACTGGTCAACGTGTCCGAACTTGTAAAAGTCGATGAGGAAAATCGGGTTCGTATCGTCCCACCATGCTTCGCCTTTGAAGTCTGTGTAGTCGCCCATCTCTCACCTCGTTGAACGTGTCGTATTCCTGTCCCTTGATGCTGTAACCGGAAATGTACAACTCGGTGATTCCGCCGTCCGCCGCCAGCACTTGAGTGCCTTTGGAGAAGATACCGTGGCTGACGTACAGCGCCAGTTTTATATTCGGATTCTTTTTCTTGATGAGTTGGCCCAACCCGACGAAGGTTCCGCCGCCATCGCAGATGTCATCAATAATCAGAGCGGACTTGTAATACTTGATGCCGGAACCAATCTTGAATCCGGTCAGTTTGCCCGTCGCCGCATCTCGAATCTTGCCAGCGACCAGTACAGGCAGTTTATACTTGCTGAGGTCGTAACGCTTCGCCGCGCCAACGTCCGGGAGCACCAGCACCAAACTCTTCTTGCCCATATCCTGAATGATTGGAAGAAGTTGGTCGGTGGGTTCATAGGTTGGCAGCACGTTCACGATACCGTACGCCCTCGCTAGTCCCGCATTGTGAGCATCGAAGGTCCATACGCTAGTGAACTCCAACGCCTCGATAAATTTCATGAAGATTCCGAAACCGTGAGAGTCGCCATCCACGAAGCGGCGGTCAGCGCGGGCGTACGGCAGATATGGAAGAAAAAGACTACGCTCTCGAAACAGTCGGCCCTTCGTTTTAAACGCGGTGTACTGAATCGCGTCGTTCAGTTGCGCGAGTTCAATCACATCCGGGATGGGATTGGCGACGATTTCGTACGCGTCCACGCCGTCCTTCAAAACCGCTGCGATGCCGTTCGCAGTCAAGCGGGTCTGGATTTCCCCAGCCGGATACTTGATGACCTCATACAACTTGCCTCGGTCATCAGGAATGTTGAATTTCATTTTCATTCTCATTTTCTTTTCCTTTGATTTTCAACCACGCGATAAATTCCAGCGCGGCCTTTAACCCTCGTGTTTTTCTTCCGGGTCCTTAAAACCCATCCGCTTCGCAGTCTTCCGGCACTTCGCCATCGTCTCCTCGTACGCCTTTATCGGGCAGTAATACTTATTGAAGTGAACTTCCCACCAACCCAAATCCGAATCGTGGACCACGAAGTAGCCAGCGCCGTTGCCCGTCTTGATGACCGCGACGTAAACCGCGTCTCGGCCTGCATAGCTCATATTCTCGATAATCCGCCACGCTTGCATCATCGCCGCGCCATCTTCCCAGCGATACAATTCATTCAACTCGCCGTTGGCATAATCGTAGAGGATGCCGCCCCATTCGTACGGCGCGAGATAGTTATACAACCGCGCCCAAAGCTGGATGAGCCAGCGTTTCACGATACCTTCCTCCTCGCGCGGCCAAGTTCCCAAGCGATTCGACAAAGGCGTCGAATCTCGGGACTCTTGGTCGTGTCCCACGAATTGAACCAGTCCTCGAAACGGTCAAATAGCGGCGTTGACTCCGCGCGACGTGCCTCGGATTGTAGGTCGATGATGACCTTGCCGAGCGCGCCGATGTCAACCGGATAATACTTGCCCTCTATCCAAACGCCGAAGCCGTGAGGCGCACCGCCGACAATCTCTAAAGGCTGCGGTGCTTGGTTCACCACCTTCAACTTGGATGCGAGAAATGCGCCCTTCTGCCTGATGGCCTCCCCGCTCTCCATCGAGACCGACGCGAACGTGTTTTTTCTAAACGTGAACAAATCAACCACTGTGCCGACCCCGGCCCAGTAGCAGTTTAGCTCTTTTGTGACTAAAACCTTGTCTCCGATGTTCATAGTTGAAACCCCAGTCCGGCTTTTTCAGACCAATCTTTGCGTGCAGCGATTTCGTTGCCGACCTTCGTATATCGAGCGGTGACATCTTTTCCGGCGTGACCCGCCCAAAACTTAATAAGAGATTCCGGCACGCTGGCGAGTTCGAGGTGCGTGATACGGAAGCGGCGTAGCGCATGAAAGCCTTCGATGCCGAGCGCCTTGAACTTGCGGCGATACGTGCTCTCTGAATCGGGGAACATTGGGCCTTCCAAATTCGCGAATTGCGAACGCAGAAGGGCGTTGACTTCCGGGTGCAGGTCCACGGTGCGTTTCCCGGCCTTGGTCTTGGGTGCGGGCTGAAATGTGCCCATAACGAGGGTCCCAGAGACCGTAATCGACCCTTGTATGGGGTCCCAGACGTTCCCTTGCCCGATAGCCAGCGTCTCTCCGATTCTAAGGCCCGTGGAGGCTAGGATGGCTACCAAGGCTTGGATAGAGCCGTTTGTCGTTTCTAGGGCATTCTGGAGCGTTTGGGAAGCCGTTATGGGGGCCTTCTGGGTGTCCGGGTCCACCTTTGGGGCCTTGATGAAGTCCGAGTTCCAAACCACCGGGTGGAGGCAGTTGCCGCGCGAATCCACCGCGCTCTTGACAATCTGCTTTACAAGGGTGACCGCCAAGCTTATCGTGGCGGGACTGAGTTCAGCCTCCGCGAGACGGCTGACCAGCGACTTAGCGGTCTTGTTGTCCACCTCCGCAAGGTCCAACCCACCGATGGCGGGAAGGATGCGGCGGTCCAGAAGAGAACGATAAACGTGGAGGGTATTGGGACGTGCGGCCCCCGCGATGTCGGCAATATACGCCTCGGCTTGTTCTGCAAACGTCAATGCGCTCTCCATGACGAGAGTGTCTCAAAGTTTCCGACTTTTGTCAAGAACTATTTTCGGTATTTATTATAGCTCCCGTATTTTACGGGCAAACCACGGCTTTCTAAAATTTCAATTGTCCTTTATGGGCAGTTTTTGCATCCAACTCAACAAGCTCCGCGCGTAAATTCTCGTCCATTGGTTCCGGGCATGTAAACTCCCCGGCTGGTGCGCGTTGCCACGTTACGCCGCCCCGACTGCCGCTTTTAAGCGGTAGAATGTCCGAAACATTTCACTTCTTCTCATCGTCTCGCTCCCGGGCACTCTTTCAATCCGCACGAGTAGTCCGTGGGCGACTTGGCGCATATGTCGCCACAGTCGCACGGCCTCGGGTCGTGCTGTCGTCGAATCAAAGAGAAGACGACGAGGAACAACACCGCGAAGATGTACATCCCAATCCGGTAGTAGTATCCCGGCTTCACTCTTTTTCAGCCGAGTGAATCAACAGAACGCCCGCGCCCAAAATAAACAGAAGGGCGTAAGCGAGCAACACATCGGGATTGTGGATTTGAGGCTCGTTAGTTCTGCCGATAGCAAGGCCAAGCGAGACCAGTGTGCCGAAAAACCCGACCAACGCAAACACTGCACCGAAGATTGCTTTTGCTAGTTTCATTTTCCCCTCGCATTCTGATTCAAAATTTCGATGTCATTCAAATGTTTTGCTTTCTCTTCCTGCTTCTTTTTCTGCTGTCTTTCTTCTGCGTCCTGAATGCTGAGTTCTAGATTGGGGTAATAAGCGCCGAACAAAACTCTATTGATGACATCTAATTCACTAATTCTGGGCATCAATGCACCGCCTCAAAATAGTTGTCAATCAGAACTTGCCGGAACGCGCCTTGCATATCGAGTTGAATCATGCACGAGCGCCAGTAGCGCCCGTGGTCGATGGGTTCCCCGTCCAAGGTGACATCCTCGCCCCACGTCTTGACGTGGCACATTTCGTGCAGCATGGTGAGTTGTCCGGTTCGAGCGGCGACTACGGAGGTCTCATTGAAATGAATGATGAAGCTGCCGTCCGACATCTTCATCGTGCTGGCCATCCACTTCGGATTCGTCTCCAACATGTCGATGACCAGAACTTGAGGGAGTTTCTTTCCAAAGTATCCAACGTTATAGACCTCGTACAAACTTTGCATGTACGCAGCGTCCACTACTCCATTGGCGTTGGCTGTGGCCCGGACAGGAACGAGGTGTTCCTGCCCGCAGCCGAACAACCACGAACAAAGAACCGCCAGAGCTATCGTGAGCAGAACTTTTGTTCGAGTAGACATGTTAGTAGCGGCCTCCCGAGTTAGCCCAATACAGAACCTTTGAGCCGACTGGCAGGTGGCGGTTGGAACTGGTGGACTGGATGAAGATTTCCCAGTCACCGTGGTCCCCCGGAGACAGTTTAATCGTGCCTTGCGTCGGCAAGCCGAGCAAGTCGCGAGCACTCTGTCCGGCGTAAACTGCGCCGTCCCTGCGGTTGCGAATCACAATCAGCTTCGAGGCTTGAACGGCCTTCTCGGTCTTCACCAACTCGTAGAATGCGGAGCCGCGCTGATACGCCGTGCGCGTCTTCTTTTCCACAAACGGCCCGATTTCAACGACACGATACCCGTTACTCAAGGTTGTTTCTCCATGTGTTGAATTTTTCGTCGATACTGGCCCTCTCCGCTCGGATTTGTTCGATGCGCTCAACGATGCGCGCCGGGTCAACTTGTTGCTCCCCCGCCCGGAAGGGTATGGGAAGCAGAATTTTATTGTCCAAAGTGGACTCCGTTAAGGAACCAGAGGGCCAGAATCATCAGCGCCAGCAAGGACATCCCCACCGTCGTCGTTATCAGTCTCGCCATCCTCGTCCAATCGAATGATGTCTGCATGTTCATACAGGTTACCCTCGCCCGTTGTAATTGTCAAGTCCAAAACCGTGCCCAGTTGAATCTCTGGGTTCGACAAGATGTCGGAGTCGGCGGGCAGGACCGTGCCCACTGGCTTGATAAGAATCTCTTCGTACGTATCCGGGTGCTGGCGCAGAACTTCCGCCTCCACCACATTGTAGCGGTTCGGGAGCGTCTCGTCCGGCTTCAAAACCACGCGGGCGTTTTTGATGGTGTGCCCGTGACCGGGGATGTATCCGACTATCACTCGCTCACCGTCACGATGAGCTTGTCCGATAAATTGTAAGGAACCGAAACCTGTTCAAAAATCTCCGCGAGCCATCGAGTCTTCTCGCCCGTTTGCAGGATGGTGATGTCGTAGAAGCCACCGCCCTCGGACTTGGTGGCCTCCACGACAATCCCGTTGATAAGATATTTGGCCGGGTTGTTCATTTATTCGTTGTCCTTCTTCTCGTCTTGCGCCTGTTTTTCTTTGCGTTCATGGATAGCATTACGGACTTCCACGGCCTTTGCTTCGCGCCGACATCAAGTCGAGATTAGCAAGAAAACCCCCGCCTGCTCCATCGACCATCATAGTTGGGAGTTCGCCATCCCATTTGTCGTGCATCAACTCGATGGTGCGGAGTTGTAGCAGTTCGGGCGTGATGTTCCCGACCTGTAAACGCTGCGCTTCTGCTTTCGCCTTCGCGACGATGAGGTTAGATTCCGCCTCGCCTTTCGCATTTGCAATACGCGCATTGGCTTCGCCTTCCGCCTTGGCCGCCTACTTCCCTGACTTAGCCCATTGGATAAGCGCACGACGGCTGTCACCGACGAAACGCATACACCCAATCTGAATAAACTTTTTCCTGCGCTGGGTCGTGCCGTGCGTGATGGCGCATGGAAAATCGGGGTCAGAAGAAATTTTGAGTTTGCGGCTCAAGGGGCCGTTCAACCCAACCATGATGGTTGGAAGATTAGATTTTAGCGCCGCCTTCAACGCGGAGCGATACAAAAACCAAGACATCAGGGAGTTCTCAATCATCACCTCGTCTAGGAGGGTGAAGGAGTTCGAATACTGACTAGATGGTCGGATGGTTTTCTTCATGTTAATCACTCAATCCTTTCACGCAGACAAGCTGCTTAATTTTCACTAACAACGAACAAAGTGTACTAAACCACATTCGAAATGTCAAGAACAAAATTTGCGGGTCGCCACCCAGCACGACCCAGCCAATAAGGGCCGGGATTCCGTGCTGAGGACAGAATAGTTCCCACATTAACGCACGTAGCAGGACAGCTTGGCGAAGGGGTTTTCCTTCGTTTTGGTGTCAGCCAGCACGATGCTGAGGACGGTGCCGAACGCGATGGTCAATCCCGGCTGAGGCTCATACAAGCCTTTGCCGATTTTGACGTGCTCTTTGCGGACCAGCGTGCGCTCGATTTCCGCCGCCAATTGACGATGCGACATGTGCGGTACGCGGGCCTCGAAGGTGGCAACGCGCTCCGCTTCTACCTTCTTCTCGGCTTCCGCCTTTGCGATTGCTGCCGCTAAAGCCGCCTTATCTTCTGCCGACATCGTTTGCACAGGCGCTGGCTTGCGGTGACGCTTCTGATTCGGATTGTGTTTACCCTTTGATTCGGCCATCGTTAATCACCTCTCTGAATTTTCCATCCTTGTCGCTCATGCTAGTACTCCCCCGTCTAAGATAACTTCTTGAAATTTTCTTTTACTTCTCTTGCGCAGGCGGATTTTGTACATAATCCCAAAAAGGCTTACACTGTCTCAAAAGAGTAGGACGTTTCTCTAATGCGCCCAAGGTCACATTACACAGTGTGCACAAAATCCCGCGAACTTTCCTTCCTTTGTGGTCAACATTCGGTGTAGACCACCGGCCATCAAACTTTTTAATTTTACAAATCGCACATCTGTTTCTCTGTTTTTGAAAAAGTCTTCTATAGCAGGCAAGCGAAAGTCCGTATTTTGAGAGAAGCCAATTCGCTCTCTTTATTTTCTTTCCCGCCCCCTTATACCATCGACGCTGCGCCGCAAGAACTTTCTTTGCAAACTTTCGACGATATGCTCGCCCTCGTTTCAATAATCTTTTCCGATTCTTTTGGTAATATTTTCTGTCATAATTCGCTCTTTTTGAGTTTCCCATCTAAAATAACCTCGGCGAACTTTCCGCTTTTGCACTTCCACATCCACTTCCCGGCGTCCTCGAAATACACCGCCTTGTGGCGGCACACGTAGCAACCGCCGCAGCGGGAGCAGATGAAAACCTTGTCTCCCACTGCATTGGTCAGTTGACAATTATGCCTCGACATCGAACTGTGCGTCACTCCTGTCAATAAGCCTCATACGTCCCTTCCCTCTCTCCACACAGTGAGGTGTGGCTCAACTCGGATTCCGATAGTGCCGAGTTTTTGGATGTGCTCCCCGATTGTCGGGCACGAGGAGTTGAACGCCCTTGCAATTTTCATATCGTGAGTGAAGATTGGTCGGCCTGACGGCTTGAAACCGTAAAAGTACGGCGGGGTCGCCTTTTGTTTCAACAGCACAAGGTCGGTGATTGCCAAAGCCGAGACCTCAATTTTCTCTTCGGCGTAGTGAGGATTTCCTTTCCCCAACTGTGCGAGAAATTTCGCCGCCGCTGTGTGTACATCATCTTGATACATCACGTTCCTTTCGCTTGATAAGATGGGGGTCTTTCGACCCCCTTGAATCGGGACCCGGTTACTTGCCGCTAATGCACTCTTCCAAAGTGACGCCCGACTTTGCCACTTCTGGCAGAGCTAGGATGACCTTGCAAGCTGCGACTTTGGAGCCGATGGCTGCCAGCAAACGCGCATCTTCGCGCGCTTCGCAACCCTTATCAATCTTGCCGCCGCCGAGCGAGAAGCCGAAACCCGCCGCTTGGCCTGCGCCGCTGTACGACTTGAAACATGGAACCGTGGGGAATGTTTCCGGGGCAATCGCGCTGGCGGTCTGACGCACGTCTTGGAATGAGGTGCTTTGTGCGTTCGACTGCGGGCCGTTCGATGCCGAGGAATTGGAAGTGCTGGAAGCAGAGCCACCGTTCGCCGTCTGGGACTGGGACGCGTTCGAATTGCTCTTGACGGTATTCGAGTTCGTATTCTCATTCGCGTTGGCGTTCACGTTCGTGTTGTGGACGTTGGTCTTCACGCTGTTGAGAACCGAGGTGAGATTATCGTTGGTCACATTGACCGTGCTGGAGCCGCCGTTCGCAGTTCCACCAGTGCCGCCGCTTCCACCGTTACCGCCCGGATTGCCGCCGTTCTTCTGACAGGACGGAGTGCCCTTGCCCTTGTCCTTGCCGTTACCACAGTCATTCGCGAGCGTGAAGCTGGCGAGACCGAGGGTGAGCAAGGCTACCAAAAATGCCTTTGTCATAATTTCTCCCATTAATCCTGCCACACGTCGTGCTGTACGGTCAGGTGGTCGTTCTTGTTATTGTGGAGATTAACAAACATCGTCGGCATTGTCAAGCACATTTTTCCAGCACCACATACAGACCTTAGGTCCTGTCGGACTATACTCGTACTCAAATAGATACTCTTTACAAACAACACAGCGTTCCGTTGGAATAATCTTGACCTTGTCGTAAGAAGAGACTGGGGGCGCAGGTTTAGGCAAGACCCGGCAACAAACGAAGCCAAGGACCTCGTCCATGTATTCGTCCGGCTTCATCGTGTCCTGCTTGTCGAGTTTCAGTTTCTTCTTGAGTTCTTTCGTGTGGGCGGCGAGTTGCGCTTTGGTCGCGACGTTTCTGTCTTCGACCTCTTTCAGTCGAGTGTACTCGGCGCGCGCCTCCGGGGAGATAGTAAGGACAGGAGGCTTGTCCTCACGTAACTTGGTGAGCGGTGCTGCCTTAATGGAATACCAGACCCACGACGGCGGACCAGTGGTCTTAAATCCAGCGGCCTTCGTCAGCGGTTGTTCGATTCTAAAATCGGTCCCAAACTCCGCTTCAAAGCGTCGTAGGTCCGGGTTCCATCGTAGATTCATTACGTGTCGAGAATGCTTCCAATCTGTTCCAGTTTTTGTTCCACGGGCGTGCGAGTCAGCGCCTTGATAACGGCCAGCTTCTCTTCCATTTCAGTGAGTTTCAAACTGTCCTTCACAAGCGAATCAATGTCACCGTTTAGCGCCGACCACATCTCTTTCCACTGTCCGTACACGACCTGCTCTTGCTCATCCTTCGGTTCCAGTTGTTCAATCTGGTTGGTTATCCAGCCTTGTGCGAACGATACGCGTTCCAAATCATCCATCTTCATAATCCCATCCTGTTGCGACGGCCCTTGTCGTCGTCTTTTTCTCTGTCTTTCTCATCCAGATTGCGGAAATAATTCCGGTCTGCCAGCGAGTAGTTGATGTACAACGAGTGGAACATCACGTAACACACGTCGCAAATCGAGTGCGCTTTGAAGGTCAACGCCAGCGTGCCTTCGCAGCGGCAGAATCCGTCCTTGCAACCCAAAGCAATCTCTTTGTACTCATTATCGGAGAGCGTGATGTTGCAAATATCGCAGCGATTTTTCAGCTTGCGGCGCAAAAGGTCCCACTGCCACACATTCTTGAAAACCGTGAGAGGAGTCTCGGGATGTTTCAACCCGTGAATCCAGTTCGCAATGTTCACGATTGAATCCTACTTGTCCACCCATGCAGGAACTCCACGTCTTGCGGGTTGCGGTTTACCACATCCATGCAGTGATTGATGAGCACCACGCGATACGCATTGATATTGCCGTGGTCGTTCATTGCTGCCAGCGTGTTTGGTCCGAAAACTCCGTCCGAGACCACGCTGATACCTTGAGACAGAGAGACCTGCAACAGCTTTACCGCCGTCTTCACGCCGAACAGCACGCCCATGTCAAATAGTTTCTCGGCCAGCGCTTGGTCGTTAATCTGTGAGTACAGCGGCTTAACATAATGTTCACGATAGTAGGCGATAGCTTGTTCTTCTGTGAGATTTTCGATATCAGTTCCGGGCATATCAAGCGCGGTTATTCCATACTTCGTACCGATTAAATCACCCTCTCCTACCACGCCCAGAGACCAATTAGCGCGGTCATTCAGGTTCTTTTGAAAACCGCCCTCGTGTTGAAGAGTCAGTTTTATCGCTTTATTCATGTCCGCCATGTGTTTCCTCTCCTAATTTGAACACCCCTCTACTTTGCAAAGATAGTTACGCTTGTTCTGAGAATCTGAATACCCTCTATACCCTAAAGAAGACTCTGTCTGAATTAAATATTTCAAAGTCTTGAAAATTTTATCGGCGCGCATTTTCAAAAGCCCGCTAGCGCCTTTTGAATAGCGATTTTACTATCTGCCATAGTCCTTTCTCCTCGCAACTGTCATTCTCTACCGCGTGAAAGAATCCTTCCCACACCGACAAACCCCAAGCGTCGTGCGCCTTCAACGCGCTAATTCCTAACTGGCGCGTCTCGTCTTGACGTAGCAGACTCAACCCGACGTGCGCGACTTCCTTCGCGTTGTCCGGGTCCGCCGTCCACAAAAACGGTGCCCATGAGATTGCAGGCGAGACCACCGAGGGCACACCGGCGTTGATGCCATCCGCCGTAATCATGTTGAATGACTCAGTGTATGAGACCTGTATGAGCAAATCCATGCTGCCGACGACTTCAATGAAGTCGTCCCAATAGCGCCACGGATGGCGAATGAGCGTAACGCCGGACTCTTCCAGCATCTGCTCAATGGCAAGAGACGTGAAGTTTCCGCCCTCTTCGCCCCCAACTGACATGTGAAACTCGACGGGCACTTTCAAGTGGCGTTGAATCGAAACCGCTGCCGCAGCCGCCGTCATGAAATTCTTCTGAGGACGCACGGCACCGAACGCCCCAATCTTAATTGTCTGAGTCGGCAGACCGTCCTTCGGCACTGGCGCTGGCTTCATCTTGGTGCGCGCCAACGGATACAGGTTCGGTAACAGGACCGCATCGCGATGGAAGGTCTCGCGGAGCCACTCCACAAAACGCTCCGAATTGCCACCCACGGAAAGATTCGAGTGTTCTTGGGATAGGTGAATGTACTGGCGCAGCAAACGAACGCCTTCAAAATCGGCCTGCAAGAATCCCACATTCGAGTGAGACAAGACGACGAAGTGGATATACGGGAAATGCTCCAAGAGTGAACGCAAGTCGTGAACGCTCAACCACGGCGCGGAGATAATGACGTGCGTCAATGGCTCCCCGTGTTCTTCTTTGTAGCCGTCGATGGCGTAAACCAAATCGATGTTATGTCGAACCGGGAAAACCGTTACGTCGATTCCCGCTTCCTTCAAAACTTCTGCCGTCGCGAACCCGGCCACGTTCAACCCTGTGCAAGAGGAGCGCAGCCAAGCTGCGAAGTCCTTGAATGCGAGTGCTACTCGTACTTTACGCTTCATTGGTTTTCTTCCTTGGGCCTGTGGCCTGATAACGCTCTGGGTGCGCTAGAAACTTTTGTAGTTCAATCGGACGATAGTCCGTGTACTCCACGGCGAACAGTCGTTGCCACTTGTGCTTCAACTGCTTCGTGAAGTCTACGCCGTGCAATTCCTTGTCACGTTGTATACGCTCCGGGCTGTGAAAACCATCCCAGATATTATGGAAGTGTCCGTGCACGTTGACCGCAGCGCCGAGGGGCAGGCCCTCTTCCAGCGCACCGTACGGACGGTGACCATCCGACTTTATGATGGCGTTGGCTGGCTCGTGGGTGAACAGCACGTCGCGGAAGGTGAAGCTGTCCACAGAGATGTGGAAACCGTGTTCCATCCACCACGTGTTCGAGTGAGAGCGGTCGTGGTTGCCGCGCACCAGTATCTTACGACCCGGCCACGCTTGCACCATCCACTCCCAGTCCGCGTACTTGCCGATGCCCACGTCGCCGCAGTGTATCAGCATGTCGCCTTCCTTCACTGTGTTCATCACGTTGCGGTGTATCTGTTCGGTGAAGTCACTGGGGCGCTGGCAATACGTCTCCATGCTTGCGTGTTTCAGATGGGTATCCGAAATTAAATAAACTTGCATGTTTTCGCCCTCCTGTATAAAGTCGTCGTGCCAGTCTTTCGCCGCAAACGCTTCCACTTCGGTTTTGTTTGGCAGGTAAATTAGGTTACTCGTCTTTCCCGAATTTGTCAACGGTAATCTCCGCTCAAGTACGCAGCCCATTGGTCGCGCATCCAACTCGACTTCGGGTCATGTCCCTTCGAGTGGCCCTCCGGGGTAAGAAAATACTTTACCACGCGTTGCTCCAAAGGCATCGAGAGAATTTCGCCGCGTGATGCCTCCATTCCCAAAACCTGACCAACCCAATAGTCCTCGTTCGCGCCGTTCAACGTCACGCTGGCCTTCGGGAAGGTGTCCGCGATAATCGTCGCGGCCTTGCGTGAGAGGAAGTAGCCTGCTCCGCTGGCCCACGAGTACACGCGGTCCACTAACTGCATTTGACCATCTTTGTTGCGAATCTCACGTGGCCCACACGCGCCCCACTCGCCATTGAACGTACCTGCATAGTCCGCGATTTCGTAGTTTGACTTCTCAATACGCTTCGGGTAAACGCAGCAATCGGTGTCTACGAGCAAGACGTGGTCGAGCGCGCGGTCAGTCATCCACTGGCAGATGCCGCGCGTTTTGAAAACCAGACCCTCGTACGTATCCGGGCATTCGAGGATAACCTCGTCCGACTTCGGGCTGTACGAGTTCTGCGGTGTCGGGTGAACCGACTTAATAACGCCGCCCAGTTCCAGCGATGGGCGACCTAGAAAGAATTTAGTCTGGATTCCACGGTCACGAAGATAAGCGCCCCACGTCCCACGAATGTTATCGTGCGCTCCCGCATCCAAATCGCGGAAGCAACTTTTAACAGCAACGAGAAGTCGCGACATAGCTCCTCCCCAAAACCTTATCGACCAGCGCGCGGCCTTCCTTCAAACTGAGTTGAAAACCACTCGCATTCTGGTGCCCGCCGCCTCCGTACGCCTTCGCGATGGCGCTCACGTCTATGTTGCTCCCTTCTTTATTGCTGCGGAGGGAGAACTGAATGAGGCCGTCGCCGCGTTCAAACCACAAGAGGGCGATGTCGTACCCGGCCTTGCATGCTGCGTTGCCCGCTTCGCTCACCCCGGTATACGGGATGTTGAGCACGGCGGTGCAATAATTGTGGCCCTCGAATACGAAGACGCCTTCTTGCCGGTCGGCTACAACGTTCTTCGTGTAGTATTCGATGTAACGACGAACCCCGATTCCTCCAAGTTCTGCTGTTTCGGGTGTGTCAATCATATCCCACGACTCTACAGTTCGAGGCACCGTCATAAGATACGCGTTAATCTCTTGCGATTTCGGCAGTGCCCAATTCCAGAGGTCTTGGTCCTCCGTGTAATCCACCCACCACGGGCGGTAGCTCTTATGCGGGCCCACCAATAAATGACCAGCGTTAAAATCAGGCGAGTTTTTCCCGAATAGATAATCCCACGCGAGTCCTGCGCCGGAACGCTTCATATCGAAGGTAGCGTACGGCGCACCCTCTAACGCGGCTTGTGCCGTTTTATGGTGGTCGAGCAGACGAAAAGATTTCGCTGCGGAGTTCAGGCGGTCATTCAACTCGCGGGTGCGCAGCGAGTAGTCCACCATGATTACATCTTTGCCTGTGCAGTATGTGAAGAGTTCTTCCAGCGCCTCCGGTAGTAGGCCGTGGTTCAATCCCATCAACTCCGCTTCCGGGTATTTCTTCTTGCAAATATAAGCGGCACACCAGCCATCGGAACAATTTGCGTGGAACAATATTAAATCCATCAAACACCTCTCTTATTAACAGGCTAAAGACGCCGCTTACCCACCGTAAACGGAGGGATTGCGCGGCTAAATCCGTTCATTACTTCACCTCTTCGTCGAACCCGTAATATTTTTTCACGCCGCGTTTCTTCAACATCATCGCGTGGCCGTCCCAAACACGGCGGCGCTTGAATCCGTAATCCGCGTCTTCCATTTGGGGGTCCTTCTCTTGTTCTTCAATCCCCAGCCCGGGCGTCCACACGATGACCTTGCCCGCGTTCTTCATGTCGATGTACCAATCGGCGTGCTCTCCACCGATGGGTCCGATGGCCTCGTCCCACGGCACTGCCTTCATGACGTGAGTACGGGCGAGGAAGAAGTTCACCGCGATGTCAACCTTCCACAATGTGCACGCTTGCGACTTCACCAGTGGCTCATCTCTCGTCACGTCCAACGGAATTTCTTTAATGTACTGACCCGGGACGATATTCAAGTAACCTTCATACGGCCTATTATTGAAGGTGCCCGCAATCACGTCCGGCAGGCGGTATGCGTCCAATATGTCCATCATGCGAATCACGACGCGACGGATGTCGATGTCAAACTTGAAGTCGTCGCAACCAAGCAGCGTGTATTTTGTATCAACCAGTTGCACACCTGCGTTGCGCTTCTTGGTGAGCCATGTATCGCTCGGCATTTCTTTCCAAATCACTTGGGAGTAGAGCGGGTATCCGCTCGGTGTCATGGGTCTGTGCCTGTCATCGTTAACAACAATAACTTTGCACTCGGGCAGGTTTCTAGTCAGCCCGAGCAAGGCTTGACGCAAGTAGCCGGGGCGGCTACCTGCTGTTAAGATGATGGAAACGTCATTCAATGACACTGTGTTTCTCGATGTATCGAATACGGTTCGACGGAAAGGTCAGGCCAACTTCACTGGCGTACAATGCGTGGTCAGCGCGCTCCATCGTAACGTCGTAAGGAATGTAACCCATCTTCACGTAGCCGTGCTTTTTGTCATACCACCCGGTGCTGAACGCGAAGCGATAACTAAAATCTGCATGAAAGAATCCCATCGGGTACTCGGCAGTCCCCGCTTCTATCTGGTTCTCCACCAGCGGGGTAGATGCGATGAACCCCTCCAAACCGCACTCCAAGAGGTGCGAATACTCGTTGACGAGTTCTCGCAAACTCTCGGGGCGCGCAACACTATGGAAGTGCCAGTTCATGCCTTGATGACGATGACTGCGGCTGCTGGGATGTCGGCTTTGCCGATGTTGCCGTTGTCGCTCGACCAGATAACAGTGATAAGACCCTTGAACGTGTCAGCGCCCACCACCGTCAGTCTGCGTTCCGAGCGGCCAGCATCGCTGCGAAGTTGCACGACGCTACCAATTCCGATTGTTACCTGTGCCTCTGGTTTGTTCTTCATGCTAGGTTCCTCCCTAGTTTCAATCCGCGATTAACGCGGCGCGACTGGTCTTGACGGCGGCGTCCACCGCGCGATGACAAGCGGCGCTCTTTACGAATCTGACGTGCCGCGATAACGCGAGCGCGCTGCAAGTCTTCTTGAAAATCCTTCTGCACCAGCGCCTGCACTTCCGGTGTCAATTCTTTGAACTTGTCCGAGGTCTCGTCCAACAAGTAGAAGCCGATTGTATTGAAGACCACGCGGGTACGTTCGATAAACTGCAACTTGATTTTCGACGGGTGCGGATGGAAACGTTTCTTGGCGAACTGCGCGGCTCCCAAAACTTGCTTCAATGTCGGCGTCGAGTCCGGGTGAATTGCTGTTCTCAAATCGGGTACAAGCGTAACCGATTCGGGTACACCCTTCTCTTCATCAACCGGGACAACTTCTTCTCGAAACTGCTCATATTTTCGCCCATCCTTGTCCTTCAACGTGTGCGTGAATTTCTGCTCACACTTCGTTGTCGGGTCGAACTCAAACTGGCGGTGGCGAAAGCCGTGAACTTGGCAGTTCACCATCTTCCCGAGTTCCGGGTGACGACCAGAGAATGACTTGCCGCGCAACTCCGCTGTTGCGGCTGCTGCTTGCTCCGTGGTCAACGTAGTCTTGAACACTGGCTCCGCTTCCGGCACAGGCTGAATCTCAGAGGACGCCAGCACTTGCTCCCTGATTTCTTCCAGCGATGGCAACTTTACGTTGTCGTTCTGTTCGCTCATATCGTGAATCCTTCCGGGATTGTCCCTAGTTCTTGAGAGAACTTCATATTGCTCTCCCAAAGTCGTATCATATTGCTCTCCCAAAGTCGTAATTGCGCCCTTCGCCTGTCTTCGGACTGTCCGCTGGTTCTATGCCGATTGCGTAAACCTTTGTCCCTGCCGGAACTTCACAACGGGTGCACTTGAACTCTTTGCGATGAGTGCACTTTGCAGGTCCGGGATACGCGCGTGCCTCCAACGTTAGCAACCCATACTCTTCAATTCTCGCTGCGGCCTTCGGGTCTTGGTCCACGTACGCATACTCGATGTGCTCGCTTTCAATCGTCGGGACTTTCGGGGTCGAGACATTTTTGCTTCGGTGACGGACCAGCACGATGTCGTACTTGTAGGTGTCCCAAGTTCGGGCGACTTCAACCATCTTCGTGCCGTTGCACTTCGCGCAGTTCTTAACCTCGGTGCTGCCGTTGCACATATCGCAGCGAACCGATTCTTTACCGCGCTCTCGGGCTACCACAACCCAAAGGGCCTCGCCGCACTTGACCAACTCGTCGGCTTCTTGATAATCAATCGTCTTGCGGCATCGGCAAAATTTCGCTGGTGGTTCCGCCTTTCCTAGTGCGACCAGTTCCTGCTGTTGGCAGGAGTGGACCTTCGATATGTTCATTCTTTTCTCCGATTCCCTCGGGGTGTCTTCACGAGGGGTTCCGGTTATGTCAGGCGTTCTTTATCTTACGCTCTTTGCCATCCATTCTGCGGCCCTCTCGGGCGTAGTTCAAGCTGCGCAGAATCATCAAAACAACGTTGGGGGTCAGGCCCATTTCCTTAGCCACTTGGGTGTACGTCATGCCCATGCGGTGGTACAAGTAGCAGACTCGAATCCAGCGTGCCGCCTTACGCGCTTGAACCGGGTGGGTACGCGCCTCGGGGAACGCTTTCAACACGGTATTTCGGAGTTCCGCATCGTCCATCGTCCAGTCAGGTGCTGTGCGACCCTCGGTGCGGACCTTCGTTACTTGGTACGAACTCATGAAAGCGTCGTTTGTGTCCAGTTTCTGTCTTAGTCGCGCGGTGTCTTTCTTGTTTCCCGTGACTTTGGAAATTTCGATGATGTCCGGTTGAACGGTTTCGTCATTCGAGTTGTCGGTCATCGATTGATAAACGCCGAGTCCGTATTTCTTTAACTGACGCTCCCAGTAAGCCGGGTCTGTATTATTGAGGTTCGCCATCTGTGTCCTCTTCCGCGAACAAGTCAACGTCCTCGTCCGACTTTGTAAAGTTAGATTCTTTGAACTGCTTGTCGTTCAACACAAACGCGCGGAAGTACGGGTCCGAGCGGTCATCATGAGGATAACGAACTCCAAAGGTGTTGGGGTACGAGTTGCTTAATCGCGCATTCACAATACGCATAATCTGCGTTTGCGCAATCTTGCCTGCGTCTTCCGCCGACTCGATGCTGACGTAGCCCGCGTTGAACTGCAAGCGTTGTTTCGTCACTGCCTCCTCGCTTGCCCACGTTCCGTTCTCTTCCAGCCAGTCGTCGCGGCGCTGCTTGGCCTCTTTCGTCTGTTCCGTCTTGCCGTTCTTCTGGCCTTGCACACGGTTCATCTCTTCCACCATGAAGTCGTTCGGAAGCAACCACAGTCCGTCGTCGTCCACGCCTGCGACTATTGCCTCTTGTCCGGCCTTCATGAACCCGGCGTCTTCCAGCAATGTCACCGAATAGCCCTTCTGAATCGAGAGCGCCTTCTTTACAAACCAGAGAAGGGCCACGTCCCTGTACCCAGATAACCACGAGTAACGTCGTAGCTGCGTATCATGCGCTGCGATGCCATACTGCTCGGGAAAATCATTCCCTGCGGTTTTGATGTCAACGATGATGGGTCGAAAGACTCCGTATTCTGGCTTCCAATTGAGTCTTGGGAGCAGCGGATGGGCAGGGTCAGTGAAGCTGACAATATCGAGTTTACCCACGTCTTCAATCTCGCCATAAACTGGGTCATTGGGGAAAACCTCCTTCGCGTATTCGCGTTGAAAAACTACTTGTCCGCCAAGCGGGATGGGGAGACTCGGTTGACGCAATGCGTACAACTTCATCCAGTCGGTGCCGATGCGCGCGCACGTCGCCCAATCCTTCTCAACTCTTGTGTATTGCAATTCCTTTACTTCTCGGAACGGCTCCCACTTCGACAAGAAGTGAGCAATAGCAGCATCGCGGTCTCCCCAGTTCTCGTGATAGAACTGGACGGCATCTTCAAACGCCTTGCCGAACTCAAAGCGAGCGCGCAGATTCTTTTCTTTCCAGCCCATCACCTTTTGTAGGTAGTATTTGTATGGGCACTGGTCGAAAGTATTGCCTGCCGAGTAGCTATGCTTGCGCCACGGTTTTCCTTTCGTATTTATGTATAAAAAACCCATTATCGATTCTCCTGCTTTCTTCGTTTTTGAATCTTTTTTAAGACGGGAGAAAGAAGCATCATTTCACCGTAATTAAGATGTTTATTTTTGGTATAATTACAGAGCTTACAACAAGGAACCACGTTTTTACTTTCGTGTTTTAGGTTGTCGTCTTTTCTATCAAGATTAAATCCAGTTGGTGACAAAGGACCAGAGCAGTAGTGGCACTCGTTCTTTTCTAATAGCTTTTTGTAAAAACCAAAACCCCAAATAACGCCTGACTTTTTTATTTTCTCTTTTTGTAAAACAGCAACGAGACGCTTGAAACGGTCTTCAATTGTGCGCGGGTGCCGTTTGTAATATTCTCTCTGCCATATCTTTGTACTCTTTCTTGTGACTTTCTCGATACGCTTTGGACGCCGCTTTTCTTTTCTCGCGATTCTTTCTATAATATTTTTGTCCGTATGTCATGCTTGGCTCTCGTTATCAAATTCTTCGATTTCTTCTCTAAAATCATTTAAAAACTGACTATGATTCTCCGTAAAACTTATCTGTAATTCATCTGCCGCCCTAGAGCACCCGACGAAGAAAATTCTTCTTTCTTCGTTTAATTCTCCGTCTTTGTGAGGGAGAATCCCCTGATTACATCCGACCAAATACACGTACCGCCACTCTCTTCCTTTTGCAGCATGAATTGTCGCCAGAGTTAAAATAGGCGCGTCTTTTTTACGACGGGCGTGTGTTATTTTTCTTAGCCATTCTAAAAACTCAGGCACTGTTAATGGCTCACCTGTTGCTTTATTTTTTCTTCCTGCTAATCGCACAAAATCGTTCAAATTCTCGACTGGGTCTTTCTCCATCGGATTCGCCTTGGTGTTGTGGTAGCGGTGGACCAGATTGTGCTCTTTGATTAGCTCCTGCATCACGATGGCTGCCGGACGTGGGTCAATAATTTGTTCCTTGGTCAAATCGATGAGGTGCTTGACCTCGTTCTCCTGCCACACGTTTCGTTTGCCGAGAATCTCGGCGCGCATGTTGCGACTCATGGCGCGGCGCTGCACTAGTTGAAGCTGGCGGTTGGTGCGGGCCAGAATCGCGGTATCGTCTGTGATGCCCCGGTCCGCAATATCGTTCAAGATTTCGTTCGCCTCTTCGTCTTCGCCCCAATACTTGATAAAAGACGGCGACTCACCCGGCTGGCGGGCGGACTTCATGTGGCTGGCGAGACCGTTGTCCACTGGGAGAATCGCTTTGAAGAACTCTACAAGTGCTTGAGTGCTTCTGTAATTTGTGCCAAGATATAGTGTTTTTGCTCCGGGGAAAGTGCGAGCAAAGTTTGAGAGATTTCCGGCTTGAGCAGAACGCCACTCGTAAATACAATTCCCAACCGGAATACCGTCAGCGATGTATGTGTGGTCTTTCTCTACCTCTAATGAGTAGACTGGCCCGTGATAGTCCACTTTACTAACTTTGCTAACTACGGCACTCTTATAATTCTCTTCTGTTGGTAAATCCATCAATCCTTCGAGTATGTTTGTCGCTGCCGTTTTGAAATACCCGTGGAACTTCGTCAAGCCTTTCTCTTTTTTATCCCAAGATACTAGCGGGTGGTCAAATTCCAACCCTTTGTCTTGGAGAAGACGAAGACCTCCATAACTGGAAACCGAACTAAAAATTCTTTTTGCATCCGGGTCTTGAAAGACGCGTTCTGGGATTTGATATTTTAGCGAATAAATTTCTTCTCTGGTTCTTGCCTCTTTTCCTGATTTAACAACATCAAGAATCCACATCCTGTCTGCTTGCTCCTGATAGCCTCTGTGAGATATTTGATTGGAACCGCAAGCAGTTCGTAGAGTGCTGGTACCAACCCGATACCCGAGGTCTTTTCGCCACATTAAGTATACGAAATGGGTTTTCTTTTTAAGTGCTTCGCGGTTGAACTTAACCCACAAAAAGTGGTTCGGTGTGACTCTGGTAGTGTTTCCGTTGGATTGAATCTCCAACAAGTTACCATCATAGTGGCGCACAGCGCGGCGGAAGCGGCGACCCGCCCCCAAACGAATTCTTTTACCGTGAGGGTCCCACGACACTAGCTTATCGTTTGTCTCGCTCAACTCTTCAATCGCTACTTTCTCTACATGCGACTCGATGCGTCCTCGTCTCGGAGATACCAACACATCCACAAGAGTTCCGGGAGGCTGGCACTGATTCTCATCCCCAACGACAAAGATATTTCCATTGTACAGAAGTTGGAGAAGACGGAATTGCGTGGTGTCAGTATCCTGACACTCATCGACTGCGATATATTTACGTTTGGCGCGTTCTCTGACAGCCTCGTTTGTTTCCAATAGCGCGACGGCTTCCTTCACGAGCGAATCGAAGTCGAGCCAGCCTTGCTCTCTCATCTTCTTTTCGTAGTCGCGGTAAGCTAGCGCGTAAAAGTATTCCATTCCGGCGCTGTGCGTCTCCAACAGCGCGCGTTCCGGCGAAATGTTTTCAGCTTTCCACTCCCCTATGCGGTCTGCGAGTCCGTGGTAAGACGTGATAGGCGGGTAACTCTTTAGCAGGTCCTTCATCAACATATACTGCTCCCCTCGAACGGGGATGACGGTGTCGATGGTCTTGAAAGGCAGGTACTGGCGCTCTTTCTTCAACAGGTCGAGACAGAAAGAGTGAAAAGTACGGAAGACCTTCTCAGCGTTCAACAAGCCGACGCGCTCCACCATTTCGGTAGCCGCCGCGTTCGTGAAGGTGAGGTTGAGGATGTCTCGGTCAGGAATGCCCCGCGTTCTCATGCGGAGGTAACGCTCCACGAGCACGCGGGTATTATGAGTTACGGTAAAATCCCCTAATAAGAATAATCCGTCTCCTGTTATTTCGAACCCGTAATACTTTCCTACGCCAAGAGACGAAACCTTAAATCCTGTTTTAAGTACACTTTTGATTTGACGGCGAGGAGCAGCTATTTTTCTTTTTATCTTTGTCGGAACTTTGGATAAATCTCCTGAAATAGAAACACGAAAATAACGCCCTGAGAAGTTTCTTTTCTTGATACCTTTTAAAGACGGAGATACATAAGCAGCTAAACCCAAAGAACGACATAAAAAAGCAACATCTTCCGCAAGTTGAGCGCTTTTCGATATAAAATCAAATCCTCCGCGAGAATAGTGCCCATCGCCGTCCAAAAGTCCCGCCAATAACTGTAGTTGATGGTATTTCCCTGTTATCTTGAAGTCGTTTGGAATAAATTTTGTTGAGCACTTTTCTTTCTTAAAATATCTCTTCATCTTCTCTCTGATGCGCTCATTTGATAGTTTCCAACGGGGGCAAAAATTCTCTCTTTTTTCAATATTCTCTGTAGGTCCTAATGTTTTTAAATAGTCTACTATCTCAAAATCCGCCGATGTTATATTAAGAGAATCTAATCTCGAATCTCCATCTGCGAGCCAAAGACCTAGAAAATATGAATCAAAGGGCGGCGCTATTTTAAAAGGCCAAATAACAGGAGAACGCCACAATTTTGCCTTTGCTTGAAAACGTTTTCCTTTTTTAAGGTAATCGAAAATAGGTATTTCTACTTTCTCTCGGCCCTCGTACCTTTTTCCACTCATAGAAAGAGCTAGAATATGAGAGCAATTGCAGGTCCAAGACATTCCTTTAATTGGCGTGATTACATACATTTCTTCTTCGCCGGAAGTTACGCTCAATACGCGCCTTGGTTGAGAGTCAGGACCAATTAAAAGGTCCCCAACCATCACCTTTTCAACGGGTTTAATAGAGCCATCGAACATAAGTACGGGAGTGCCTATGCCCAGACATTTGCCTGAACCGGGTCCGGCAATTATGACGAAGTCGCCTTCGAGTGCATTGACCCCGGCGAGCTGTTCGGGATTGAGAGGGAGGCTCACTTAGTGTCGGCTGGGTGAACTAGACCCGGCTCACGGTCGGTGTAATAGTCGGCGTCTTCCACCGCAAGGTCAAAAAGATTACGACGCGTTAAATACAGTTGCTGCATCACTTCACCCCCAAGGTGTCATTGACGTACTTGATGAGACCCTTCACTGTGTTCTTCGCCACAAAGGCATCGAACCACGCAATTGTCTCTTCCCACTGCGCGACGGTCATGTCTTGCGGAGGATTACCGGACATGTGAGTGATGAAGGCGCGCATCTTTTGCACGCTGCCCATCCCTTCGCTTGACGGCAACTCGGCGGTGAACACGCCGACCTTCTTGCGATACTCAGCCATCTGCTCTGCCGATGGGAGGCCCACGACCGGGGCTGCCGGGGCAGGAGGAGTTGCCTTCGGTGGCTCCGGCGCGGGCGCTTGCAGAGGCGTCGCGGGAACAGCGGCGGGAATCGTTTCAGCTTTGGCAACCTTAGCCGTTGAATTGACAACCTCTGGTTCCACTTCCAGCGACACGCTTTTACGGCTCTTGCGGGCACGCTTCGGTGCCGATATTTCTGCCGCTTCTATGTCCGTCTGTTTGTCCGTGGAAGTTACTGATTCCACAGGAGTTGAGGTGACCGGGGCTGCCTTCGTGTCCGCCTTCATTTCCGCTTCTTTGTCCGCTTGTCTTGCCGCTTGCTTTGTAGCGACCTGCGCCATCGCGGCGTCAATCTGGTCCTGCTGGCCGACGAACGGCTCTCCTAAAGGCTCTGGGTGCGTTTCATTGGCATTTGTGGTGGCATCGCGCTCCACAGACTTTCCCGGGGCATTGTTGGCCGGAACGGTGGGCACGGCGTACATCGGCGGAAGCGGGTTGGCCGCGAGTTGAGCGGAGCCTGCCGGGTTCGGGGCGTGGCCGAGCAAGGAGACGACTTCCGATTCGTCTAAAATTCCGAGGGTGGTGAATTGCATCGTGAGACGGCGCAGCGCGCGGGTGCTGGCGGTCATGATGGCATCATCCAATTCCTTGCCGGATAAGTTGCCTAGAAATTTCGAGCCGATTGCGATTTCGTGTCTGCCCCTCTTGCCATGCCCGTCGTTGTCGGTGTGGCCCTTAGCTGTAAACACGATGCTGCCATTCACCGATTCATGCGTCAGTGAATCGACCTCAATGCCTAGCTTGTTGCGTAGAATCTCGGCGGTGCCACGGCGGGCGTACACAACGAGGGAGCGGCCCGGTCCAGTCTCGTTGTTCATATAGATGGTGTCGAGGCCATTCAAATCCGGGTCCAGCCCGATGAACTCGCTTACATCTCTCAAATACTGGACCAACTCTTCCTTGCTCAATTGGTCGAGATTGTGTTTCACTGCAAAGGGATTTTTTGTTGCCATGTTTTCCTCGCGATTGTCAATAGTACCAAAGTACCGCTGATTTGTCAAGAACTTTATGCGGACCCGTTGGCCACGCCCTCTGCGCGGCGATTGGCCTTGTACTCGTTGCACTTCGCGCAACGCTTCGTCCCCACCACAACGGGGCGGGTCTTGTTAAGGCATCGCATACAGCGTATCGTCCCGGACTCTCGAATCCATCGGCGGCGGTAGCTGGTCGGAAGTATCAGGGTCACTGCAAATCTTTCTCCGGGGTCTGACAATATATGCAGTGGCGCTCACCAACCCCAGTATAAATGACGACGTGACGCATCAGCTTACCTTTCACAGTAACGCAAGCGCGCTTCAAGTTGTGCGGGCCTCCCTTGTTAAGAGAGCAACTGGTGTAGACGGCGCACCAGTTTCCGGGCTGCCCACAGCTACCACATTTAATCAACGAATCGGACGACTTCGAGTTTGACACGCTCCACTCCCCACTTTTTCAAGTCGATGCGGCGCGCTACGCGCTCGCTCACATCAATTTCACGGCCTTCTTCGTACGGTCCACGGTCCACCACTTTTGCGAACTCGCTGTGCCCGGTGCGCGTGTTGGTAATACGTAGCCACGTTCCGCAAGGCAACACGGGATGCGCGGCGTACAATCGTTCTGCGTCGTACTTGATGCCGCACGCTGTCTTCTTTCCATTCCAGTAGCTGCCGTACCACGAAGACTGCCCGTACCACGGCTTAGAATACTTAGCCTTGATTGCCGCGTTAGTCGGTGCTTCCGCCTTCAACGTCAAGAGCGGGAGCACCGCGAGCACGGTCAAAATTGCGAGTAATTTCCTCATTGAAAGAGAGTATCACACCCCCCGGGGTTTGTCAAAGGTCGGTCTCCCAGAAGCGGACATGGTTCGCCGCACCCCAGTCGATTTCCGCTTGCGGGTAGCCGTCGCGGAGCAAGGTCTGGTCCAACGCCTCGTGCGGTAATGGCTTGTACGGTTTCGGAAAGCCATAGCGCCAGCCGGACGGCGGGTCGTAAATTGTGGTCATCATCCTAGCATCCTCTCTGCGGCTGCGAAGTCGTTTGACGACAACGAACCGCTCCATTTCTTTTCTCGTTCTGCGGATGCCGCGATTTCCGCCGCGATTTCGTTCTCTGTAGGCCAACCCTCGATGGGCTTGATTTCTTCACCAGTCCAACTCAGCGGCACCTCTGTTGCCTCGTTCGCTATTTGCGCCTCGGTGAGATAACCTTCTGGTCTTCCATACTTCGTCAACTTCGACAGTTTCGGCACCCAATCAATGCTGTCGCTGTATGCGGTGAACAAATCATCGCCGTAAAGGTACACAATCTGTGGAGCGTGGGGGCCGAGTACGTAATAATCTAAGCCGCTCTTGTCGCGCTTCTTGTTTTTCTCAACTATCTCTTTCAAGACAGGGCGGCGCATATCTCGCATCAACTGTGCGATTGCCATCCCGCGTCCGTAAGTGTATGGTCTTCCGCTCATCGTTCGTACTCCTTATTTGTGATAGTATACGCCCTCAAAACCGTCTGCTCCTAATAGAAGACCTTTTGCCCACGGCTCCTCCACCGACATCATTTCGACCATGTCATGGACCGTAGGTGAGAGAAGGTCGTCTTCCACCAAGACGATGCCTTCGTCGTGGACGTGGCCGTGGACAGGGAGTCCACGATTTTCAAACTGGGCCAGTTTTGACGCAAGAACGTCTCTAGCGATTCCTTGAACGAGGTTTTCAAATAGCTTTCCACCATGTGTTGAGACCCAGACATCCCACTGCTTAGTTTTTTGATTTGTTCCGGCGTAAATGAGAGAGTCACGATAAACGTCAACTTCGTTTCCATCTTCGTCCTCGCCTTTCCACGGCATAAGCGTTGGCTCAAGTCGTGCGTCAATGTAGTGCAAATAGCGGCCACTCGGAAGCTGCATACGCATCATCGAGTGACGGCCTTCAATGTTAACCTTGTCGATGCGGACGGCGTTGCCCGGGCCGACGAAACGCACAGTCTCCGGGTGGTCCGGGTGCATCACGTCCGCGACAGCGTCTTCCAGTCGTTTCCATATACCGAGCGGTCCAGCGTTCTTATCCGCGTTGCAGATTTCCGGGTACGAGTTGCGGAAGATTTCCACGACCTCCCCGGCCTGCTTCTGCGACATTTCCACGCTCATCTTATCGGCGTAGTCCCACAGTCCAGTCTTCTTCGTGTACTGAGGGTTGCATTCGGTACCGCAGTTCTTGCAGTTCGAGGTTATCGCTTGCGCGTTCCATTCAGTCTTGCGGCAGGTGCACTTGAACACATACACGAGAAAGCCACCTGAGAGACGATAAATAGCGCCGAGCACGCCCGGTTTCGCAATCTGGCGCATACGTTTTGCGTCGGCCTTAGCCTTCTTGCCGTTCCATCCTTGGTAATCCGCCCACAACTGTTCGTACGGGATGGCAAACATCTTGCTGGCGAAGGATAGATATGGGTCCTTCCCGTTGCGCCAATAGTTCCCCTTCGCATCAGTGTACGGACGGAATACTTCCATCAAATCGTGGCACTCGGCAAGCCACGCGCCGACACGGGTCTCGATGGCGTTCAAGTCGCATACGTTGAATCGGTATCTCATTTAAAAATCCAGCCTATCCAGTCCTCTTTGTGTTCATCTTTCAATGGCTCAAAAACATGCGGCGGCTCATCTTTTGTCATTGACGAGCGAGTCCAACGCCAGTAAGTTCCACGCCAGTAATATAGAAGTTCATTCGCTTTATAACCAATGTGTGTGTGAACTCTTCTCTCATGGTCTCCAACCACAGCGTTGGCAATTTCCGCACTCACTTATACGGTGTTCTTCAAATATCAGCCAGTGGTCCACTAATTTGAAGATTTCGCCCACACTACGCCAATAGGATTGTTGAATATCAGTGCTCATGCTTTTAACGACCCAACACTTCATTGTCCTTCATATCCCGGCGCAACAAACACGGTGCGGATGAGGTTCTTCACCACAAGCAGCACAGTGCCGTACTTTGCCTTGATGCCATCGTAATCTTCCGCGTGAATCATTGCGCGCGCTTCCTTCACAACCTTCTGGTCTTCAAAATCGTACACGATTTCGTTGCCGTCAATCTCGACCTTGATGGGCAGCGGGCGGGCCATATTGTGCAACTGCACTGCGTTTCCGCTCCATCTTCCACATCTGGGAGAACCGAAAAATATAAATTGACCGCGCAGAAAATTGTCCGCAGAAATGGCGTCAAGAATCTTTCCGAGTTTCTGGTAGCTGGTAGATGCAGCTTCCCGGCGCATCTTTAGCGCAGCACGGCATACGTCGGTGAGTTGTAGGTTGGGGTCCTTTAGCGCCGATGTTACAACATCTTTGCCGATGGACGGGTAAGGGTAGCCTTGGGTGGCGGCCCACTTCTTGATTTGAGCGGGGCTGTTGGCGTTCAATACGCCCGTCATAGCCTCGAAGCTGGTCTTAGCTTCTGCCTTAGCACGGAGGGCCAGCGAGTACATCTTGCGAACGAACTCGCGGTCCACAGGCATCCCACGGTCATTAATTTTCTGGTCGAGCAGCCAATATTCGTGCTCTGTTGTGGGTAGCGGCATCGCGCCAAGCAAGCGTTCGCGGCGCAGCAATTCCTCTTCCGCGACCACATCGCGCTTGCCGTATTCCAAGAACTCGGCCCATTCTGCCGGGTGAGAGTTCCAATCGTTGTAGTAGCTGTACTCCGCTGTGCCGTTCGGGTTCTTCTTAGTCGGCTTCTTGGCTTTCACAACGACCTTCACCGAGAATAGCTTGATGAGTTCCTTGCCGCGCGAGTCCTTCGCTAGATGCGCAGGCACGCCCAACACTTGACACTGTACGTCTAAGCTGGCCGGGAGCGAGAGATAACGCCCGCCAACTTGCGGGTCGATGAAACGGCTAGCTGGAATTTCGTATCCTAATTTTTGGAGCATATATCGCTCAAAACTTGAATTAAAAGCAACTAGCGATACATCGGGATTCAGTAACGCATTATGTAGCTCGTCGGTGTGTCTGATGGAGTCGCCTTCATAGAATTTGACACACTTGTACTCGCCTTTTTCAACCTTGTACCACAAAAACAAAGGCTCAGTAGCCGGGTCCCAGATGTAGCGGTGTAAACCGACATCGCCCGGGTCCAACGGAGAACGGGATTCAAAGTCGAGATGGCACTCAATCATCATCTGAGAAGCGCATATCGCGTAGCAAGCGAATGATGCGCGGGTCTCCCTTCACGCCGCGCCCAGCGGCGGCGATGTATCCTGAGTTCACGAGTCCGAAGAACGCGCGGTTCCACAATGTGGTACCGTAGCGGGTCACGCTCAACTTACGTTCCAAGTCGCGCGACTCCATCTTGCCCTTGTTCTTCTTCAACAAACGGACAACACTTTGCTGAATTGCCGACTCGTCGTTCTTCGACTCGAAAGTCATCAAAAACTTTTTGACCTCAGCCTCGTAGCGCGCTAGTGCGATGCCGCGCTCCACACAGTCTTCATCAATCTCGCTCAATCCCATGTCGATAGCAAAATACAACGCCCACTTCTCCGCACGAATCTCGGCGCGAGTGCCGTACTTCTTCAACGTCTCGACGAATGGGGTCTGGTCGAAGAACTGGTAGACCTTCTGGTCCACAGCTTTATCAATCAGCTTCTTCGTTTCCAGCGCAGCCTCTTGGAAGCCGACCACTTCTTGAATCCGCGTGTCCGGCAAATTCTCCGGTTGCAGTAGGAACGTGAAGCGGTCATCCAACCCGGTGTCTTCTCCCGCGAGTTGCGACCAAAGTTCGGTGAACTTCTTGTCGGTGGTCGCAGTGATGACCGTCGTGATATAGCTGTCCGGTGCAACGCTGAATGCGTCCTTCTTCGATTTGATGCTGTTCGAGAAGTTGTTCGACTCGTACATCTTGAGCAGCGCGCTGTTCATACCACTGCCCTCGATACGGGCCTTGGACACCAACGCGGAGAGTTCGTCGTAGAACAACACAGCGTTCTTGCAGTTAATGCGTTGCATATCGGTGCCAAGACCTTCCGGGGAGCCTGCTTCCCACACGACGGTCTTGCCATCCGCGTTCTTGATTTCCTTGCCGTACATTTGAAGAACGCTCGCGAACTCCAAATATTTCATGCCATCCTTGACCGACGACGATTTGTTGGCGCGGCCTTTCTCCCCAATCAGGACGATATAGAACGACGGCTTCCAGCCCTTCAACGGAACGCTGACCTTCGTGCCGAGGTAGTTCATCATCATAGCGGCAGTCGGCATCCACATGAAGTAGTCCACGCGGCTGTTGACTGCGCAATATGGCTTCACGAACTTCTCATAAATGCTCGTGCCGTGCATCACCCACTTGGGGAACACGGGGTATTCGATGGTCTCGAAGTTAATCTCTTCCGGCTCCGGTTCGTACGGCACACTCGGTGCTTGAGTCAACGCCAGCGACGACGAGACAGGCGCGCCAACCGGGAAGTTGCAAATAGACTTCGCCATCGTCTCAACCTTACTCCAGTCGATAGGCGGTTCGCAATTTTCCTCCACCAACTTTTTCAAAGCGATTTCGATAGTGTCGGCATCCAGCCCCATCGCGCGCAGTTTGCCTGCATTGTGGAGTAAATAACCATGAATTGAGCCGTGGGGGACGCGCCCACTCTCGTTGCGCGGTGATTCCAGCCCTTGTGCTCCCGAGGGCGCGCTGTGCTTCTGAATTTTTTGTGATAGCAACCAGTCAATCAGCCACTTCGGCGCAGTTGCAATCTCGGTGCCCCAGTTCAGTGCTGTATAAGGTTGTCCGGTGTCCGGGTGGGTGCTGCCGGGACCGACGACATATTCACGGTTGGTGCGGACAGACCAGTCTTGGCCGACGACGTAGGTCTGTGAGATATTGCCCAGAGAAAGCGATAGCGAATCATGTCGAAAATAAAAGTGTCCACGTCCGGGTCTGCTGCGAACGCGGAAGGTATTGATTTCGTTGAGAACGTCATGTCCTGTATCCTTCAAAATGCGCGGCATCACATCCGGTGAGTCCACTTCCCAAAACCAGACGCCGCCTTCCTCAGCACGAGCAACACACGCAGCGTTGTGGTCTGAATACAATTTGTCCCACTGTTCGAGTTGTACTTGGTCTGTGGTCGCGGTGGTGGGGAAGTCCGGCAAGAAAGCACGCTTGGTGCCCGGACGCACGGGTGTCATCGGCACGCCGAGTTTTGCTAGAGGTAGTGCTATTTCTAGGAAACTCATTTATCTCGCTCCCGTAAATTTTGGAAAACCAAATTCGGCTCTCCATTTTAAAACGGTATTGTGGTCCACATCGAACTTTTTGGCGGCAATTATTCCGCCATCTTTGCTAGCAACTTTTGCTGCTCTCTTACGAAAAGATTTACCATAAATACGGCACTCGTCGCGTAGACTTCTCATTCTATAATTACAAAGAACGCAAAGAGGAAGGTATTTGGAGGGAAAACGCTCCGCATCTTTCCATGATGCTCGCCCGTGCTTACCATCGGGGTTTATGTGTGCTATCTGTATGTCTTTAACAGACAACAAAGACAGGTCGCACGGGCATTTTGGGCCTTTTAAACGGCCAAGTCCTGCACAATAAATTTGTCCGTTGCAAAGTTGATTAACAATACGTTCTCGATGTTTTACGATGCAACTCAAAATTACCCCTCGATTCACGAAAATTAGGCCGTTCTCTCCGACCTGTCACACAACTATCTTTCGCGGCAATGTGTCGCCGTCCGAGAGAAAATTTAGAATGCGTCGTTGGAAGTTCCGCCGACCTGCGGTGCTGGCGGCGCTCCCGCGTTCAAGTTGACGTTCGGCGGACGCTGTTGATACGTCTGCGAAGTCTGACCGGGGTTCGGGCCGGAAGCCTGCTTCGGCTTGTCCTTATGGCGCAGGAAGCCTGCGGGTGCTTGCGGTGGTACGACTCCCGGTGGCAGCGGCGAGATTCCGGCAACGAAGGTGACGAACTGGTCCTTGTTCTTCGTGTCCGGTTCCTGCGTCAAGAAGACGCTGTTGGAGCGGCCAATTAGCAAACGTGCGAGTTCTTCCGTGTTATTCACAACTGGCGGTAGCGCGTTGAGAATCTGGCGGACGGCCTTCGTCAAGTTTGAGTTGTCGCTCATGGTGGCGTTGTAGAAGCCTGCTTGCAAGAACGGCTTGCCTTCGCTGTCCATGTAAGGCGCGCCGTTGGCATAAGCGAGCACCCACATGATGCGAATCTTGTCCTTGGGGCCAAACTTCGTCATTTGCTGCGGCATGTCTACAACGTCGATGATGGTGCCGATGTAGGAACCGCCAGTCGGGCGTTCAAACACTTTATTCTGACTGATTTCCATTTTTGTTTCTCCTTATTCGCTTGTGTCCAGTTGTTCCACGGTGTAGTCTGTCTCGCTAATCGCGAACTCGTTGTTGATAGCCTTCCACAATCCATCGAGGTCGATTTGCTTCACAGCCTTCCACCATATCTTCCTTTCACTGTTCCAGCGAAACTTGTGTTTTTTAACTTTTGCGTTTTCGTTACGAGATTGGTGGGACTGAATCACCACCACCGGCGATTGTGCTCTCTGCAATACGTGTTCAAAATTTCTTTTCGCCATCAAACGGAGCGTCGCTCCAACGTCTGCGCCCGCCTCGTGCGGGTCGTAATAAATTCCTTCCTTGGCACACATCGTGATGAGTTCTTGTGGTCGCATTCCCGGCGTAGGTCCTGCGAGCGTGGCAGGCATGTCTTCGTACGGGTCGATGATAGTCTTTTCAGGAAAGATGTGGCCAACGCGCTTACCCCACGCGTGCATCATCGGGATGTCGAAGCGGCGTCCGTTAAATGCGACGACGGCTTGCGCGCGGCCCGTGAAGAAGACGGCTTCCTCGAATGCATCCTTCGGGTCCCATCCGTACTTATCCACCATGCCTTGAGTGATGCCTGTGATTTCAGTGATTTCGTTGGTGACGGGAACGCCGTCAGACTGAATTAGAATCGCTTTGGCTTCGAGACTACGGTTAAAATTGGTGGTGTACAGCGAAAGACCGAGTTCTATTGGTCTGTCTTTCACCTTATCAAGTCCAGTGGATTCTATATCTAAGCCCAGTACTATCACGGTCTTTTTATCCTCAAATATCGCTTGAAAGTCTCCAAATGCAGCGAGTCCCTTTCTTCCATAACAGAATCTTTTTTATTTCTTTTTCTGAAAAATTATACTCGCGCCCTCGTAAACGGTACTCTAGGTGTTTTAGAGGGTTAGCTTTGCGCCAAAGAGATTGTCGGACATTTATCTTTGCTCTATTATCTTTAGTCCATTGGCTCATTCTTTTATAGTCACAGACCTTGCCAGTAGTGGTGCAGCTTATGTCAGTTTACTGCAATAACGGCGTGCTGCCGTCGTTAAGTCGCTCCACTCCCTCGGCATCCGGGTCTGTAACCTCCGCACCGAGTTTGTGGACGCTGGCAGAGATGTCCACAACCCACTTAAACGGCACGAGGATGCGGTCTGCTGGTGTTTGTCGAAGGTCAATCATGTCGCCTTGGTTGCGCTGCACCGCCATAGCCTGCATACGCACGAAGGCCATCACTTGGCTTTCGATAGTCTGGTCAATGAACGGCTTCTCGCCTGCGCCACCTTCACTTTCCAGAATGATGTATGCGTAAATCTCGGGAGGCAGACCGTTCGTCTGCCCTTCCCAAGAGATGCGTCCAGTAAATTTCAGTGCGTACTGGTTCAGCATCAGTTATCCGTAATCTGGATGTTGGCTGGCTGTCCGGCGCGGATTGCTGCGTCCGCGTCTGCGCGGGCCTTTGCCAACGCTACGGCTGCCGAGACATCAGCAGCTGAGGCGGCGGATGCGACCTTCGGAGCCTCCGGGATATTGTGCTTGCCCGTTTTTGCGCCTTCCACCTCGCAAATATCCGAGCAGTACGCGAGGTT